GAATGATGCCAAGCCGGTAAAGTTCTTTGTCTGTCATAGTCACCAACATAAGATCGCGGTCCTGTGCTGAGCAAAATGAAGGCTTAGCGTACACGACGCGTGTGAATTGTGCTGAGACGACAATAACGCTTTGTGCTGACATTTGGTGGTGCGGGTAAGAACCATTATGTTAAATAGCCCGCTATTTCGAACAATTATCCCTGTCCAGAAGGTCGCCACTGAGCGGCCTTTTTTGTTGCCCGAAGAGGTGAGAATGAAAAAGGTCCAGATCGAATCAAAGCGAGCCGGCGACCGCAGAGTTATCGAAATATCGATGGGCGGCATCACTGCACGTTACCGCGCTGTTGGCGAGCTCTCAGAGTTAAAAGCCACTGGTCGCGGCAACGTCCGCCAGGTTAAGGCGCTACTCCGTGAGTTCATTCGCAACTCTGACCCCGCGCTTATCTAGCGAGGCACCATGAAATATTACTTTACCGCCAGGCTGGGGGAGACGCGATACCTGCAGGCCGATGGCTCATTGCTTTGCAAAGACGTTCCCATCGCACGAACTGGCACGCAGATTTACCTGCCTGAAGAGGTGGACCTTGAGCCTGACCCATTAACCGGCACGGTGACGGTCTGGCGAACGGAGGATGAGGTTTTCTCCACTGAGACTATGGCGAGCTTTGAGGGCGTCGCCGTCACGCTGGAGCATCCAGAAGGGGCGAATGGCGAAATCGTCTTTGTTAACCCCTCCAACTACTCCGATCTGGCCCACGGACATATTCAGAATGTTCGCCGCGGCACTGGCAATAAATCAGACCTGCTGATAGCGGATGTGCTGGTTAAGAGGCAGGAGGCTATCGACGCCATTCAGGCTGGCTATACCGACGTCAGCTGCGGCTACGACGCCAAATATAAACAGCTCTCCCCGGGTAAGGGGAAGCAATACCAGATCACGGGTAACCACCTGGCCGTCGGCATTGACCGGGGGCGGGCTGGCGGCCGCTGTGCAATCGGGGATTCTGTCCCATCAACGTTAAGAAAGGAAAAGCCAATAATGTCATGGTTTAAAAACTTGGCTAAGGCCATTAAGACGAAAGATGAGGACGCTTTAGCGAAGCTCATCGACGAAGCACCGGACATGCCGTCTGATGGCATGGGCTCAATCCCCGGACCGACGATCAACATCAACGTGCCATCACAGGCTACTGCGCTGCCGACCGAAAACAGGACTACCACAGACGAAACGCCAGACGAACCGGAGAAAGAGAAGACCGGAGACGAAGGCGTGCCCGAGTGGGCGCAGGCGCTGATCGCCCGTATCGACGCACTGGAAGGCAAGACAACCGATTCCGACCCGGAAGACACACCGACCGGCGACGAAGACGCGGAAGAAGATAAGAAGGTGACCGGTGACGCTGCGTTCAAGCGCAATATCATCGCTGACGCTGAAATCATCTGCCCTGGCTTCCAGCCGAACGGCGACAAAGGTCTTAAGCGCCAGGTATTGAGTCACGCTATGCGCACCGGTGACAGCCTGAAAGCGTTTGGCGTGGAAGACTTCAGCAAGGCGCCAAAGTCCACTGTTGACGCTGTATTTAAGGCCGCTGTCGAAATCAACAAGGCTAAAAACCACCTGCTGCCGCTGAATAACGGCGTTCGTACAACCGACAGCAACCACAGCACCAAAAACATGTCACCGGCAGAGCTGAACAAGATCAACGCCGATTTCTGGAACAAGCGCAAATAAGGTAATTCAACATGGCTGGAAATGCATATTTAACCCGCATGCCCCTTGGGTTTGTCGGTGCAGTAACGCGTCCGCGTGATCTGACTATTGAGCCGGTTACTCTGGACCACACCAACTTATTTTCAACCTACGGCCTGCCGGGTAAGTACGTCAACGATCAATTCGTCCCCCTGGTGGATGGCGACACCATCGACAAAGTGAAAGGGATTTTCGTACGTCCATTCCCTATCACGTCGGCGCCAGACCTGGCCTATCTCGGCGTTACCGCCAACCAGGTTGGTGACAACCTCAAGCGCGGTTATATCTGCGTCAAAGCAACTGCAGGCAATGCCGCTACGGCGAAAAAAGGTGATCCGGTATACGTGCGCGTGACTGCGGGCACAACTGCAAGCCCTGTCGGTTCTTTTGTACTGACGCCGGACGCTACTGCAGAGAACACACCTCAGCTGACGAATGCAGAGGTAATGGGGCCAGGCGAAGCCGACGGTCGTATCGAAATCGCATTTAACATCTGAGGAAGAATGAATGTTTACAGTTGACAGAGCGACTATCGACTCTACCGGCGCCTTTGTAGTCGGTGAGCTGGAGCGCATGGATCAAACGCTGAACATGCCGCTGGTGTCCGTTAAGTGGACCCGTGATATGCCACTGCGTAGCGATATCTCCATTGCGGACGAAGTATCATCCTTCACCAACACTGATTTCTCCAGCGTTGGCGGCCCAAACCCGATGGGTAAAAACTGGATGGGTAAGAAGGGCACGGCAACGCCTGGCCCTGAGCTCAACATTGAACCTACTCGTAACAACCTGACGCCGTGGGCGACGGAAGTGTCATGGACCGTTCTTGAGCTGGCATCCGCTCAGAAGCTGGGACGTCCTATCGATGTCCAGAAGTACGAAGCGATGAAGCTAAAATGGAACATGGATACCGATGAGCAGGTGTATGTCGGTGACTCTGGTCTGGGCGTGGCCGGCATGCTTAACCTGCCAGATATCACGCCGCTTGCTGCCGCCGCAGCATGGACCGCTACAACCGATCCGGACGTCATCCTGCAGGATATTAACCTGCTGCTGACCGACGTGTGGATGCGTTCTGGTTATGCGGTATGCCCGGCAAAAATCGGCCTGGCGCCAGAGCTTTTTGGTCTGCTGACCATTAAAAAGGTTTCCTCTGCTGGCAACATCTCCGTTCTGGAGTACGTGAAAATCAACAGCATCGCATTTCAGGAGAATGGTGAACCGCTGGAGATCGTCTCCATCAAGTGGGCGTCAAAACGTGGTGCTGGTGGCTCTCACCGTATCGTCGCATACACTCAGGACGAAAAGTACATTCGCTTCCCGATGGTGCCGCTGCTGAACACGCCGCTGGAGTACCGCAGCATGCAGCAACTGACCGTGTACTACGGAAAACTGGGGCAGGTTGAAGTGCCGTATTCCAATACGCTCTCTTACCTGGACGTTCCGGCATCCTGATAACCAATGTGGGCGAGGGAAGCCTCGCCCTCTAACGGAGTAATCACATGAAGTATCTCGTAACTGCTGCCGCAACGTTAAGCCTCGCGGATGGTTCTAAGTTTGAAATCACCAAAGGCGTCCATAGCGGCGCTGACTTCCCGGATAGTGTTAAATCCCACTGGGCTTTTGAAGCTTATGCAAAGCAGATCGACGACGCAGAAGCAGAACAGCTTGAAGCGGCTAACGCTGATCTGAAGGTTTATGTCGCCTCTCTGGAAAGCGCTAACGCTGCGTTATTAATCCAGATAGCCGATAAAGATAAGGAAATCGCTGATCTGAAGGCTGCAGCTGAAAATCCTGTTACTGACGATGGAAAGCAGGAGGCTGGCAATGCCAAAAAACAGTCTTCTACCAACAAGTGATAAATTCCGCACCGACTTCCCCGAGTTCTCCGACACCACCCGCTATCCTGACCCCGCAGTGAGTTTCTATCTGGGGCAAGCCGACGTCATCCTCAATCAGGACGTGCTGGGCGATCAGTTCGTTTATCTGGCTGAGCTTTTCGTCGCGCACTATACCGAACTGCGCGGGCGGGCGATTGCGGCATCTGCTATCGGTGGCGGGGTCAACTCCGCCGGCGGTGGTGTTTTGACGTCTAAATCCGTCGATAAAGTCAGCGCCAGCTACGACGTGTCGGGGATTATCAACCCTGATGCAGGGTTCTGGAACAACACCGGATACGGCCGCGAGTTTTTCTGGTGGTGGTCGATGTTCGGCGCCGGCGGCAGGCAGTTGTTATGAAATCGGGGCTAACGGTTCGCGAGGACAATTACGCCAGTGTTCTGGATGCGTTGAAACAGCTATCCGGTACTGACGTGCTGGTGGGTATTCCGGCGGATAAGGCGCAACGTGAAGAAGGGCCGCTGAACAATGCAGAAATTGGTTACCTGCAATCAACTGGCGCCACGGTGGAGATAGACGGCGAAACCGTCACGCTTCCGCCCAGGCCTTTTCTCGACATGGGGATTGAGGATTCGCGGGATAAAACTACGGCCCGGTTAAAACTCGCTGCACAGGCGGCGCTTGAGGGGCAATCCGGGCTGGCGGAGCAGCATCTTGAAGCCGCCGGCCAGATTGCCCGAGACGCTGCAAAAGCGGTTATCGGTGACGGTGACCGCCTCACGCCTCTCTCGGAGAAAACGCTCCAGCGCCGGCGAGCGCAGGGATTACCTGGCGACAAGCCGCTTTATGCGCATGGCTTCCTGTTGCGGGCGATTAACTACGTCGTGAGGAAAAAATAATGCCGTTACTCGATGTAACTGAGGTCCTGTTAGACCCGGATTTTGTCGATCTGACGCTGGTATGTCACCGGCAGGTGCAGACGGTTGATGAGGATAACTTCCCGGTTAACACCGCGCAGGATATCCCGTTCTCTGGCGTGGTGACTGTCGACCGTTCTCTGGAAGCGAAGCGCATGGCCGCCGGACAGAACATCGACGGGGCGATATTCATTGCTACGCAATTCCGCCTGACGCAGGGCCAGCCAGGGTTAGACGCTGACACTGTGACGTACAGGGGCAGAGAGTACCGCGTGACCTTTGTCGACCCGTACACGGCATACGGTGCCGGTTTCGTTCAGGCGCATTGCGAGCTGATGGAATTCGATGGGGGAACGCCAATTGAGTAATAACAGCACAACGGCGGGGTACCTGACACCAGTCGGGGATTCGCCGCCCTACGATGAAGATCTGGAGCGGCTAATCAGTCGCTGGATACGGGGCGTGACCGGATTGGATGCTACGCTGGTTTACCCGCGCTGGACCGACCCGCAAAAACAGATACCCAAAAACGGCACCACCTGGTGCGCGTTCGGTATTACCGGCATCCAGGAGGACTTCAACCCCGCGTACGTGCAGGGCGAAGAGAACACCGAGCAGTGGTCGCATGAAACCATCAGCTTGATCCTCTGTTTTTACGGCCCGCGAGGTCTGGCGATGGCCACGCGCTTTCGTGATGGCCTGCTGGTGGCTCAGAACAACGACGAACTGAACCGCGTCGGGCTGACGTTCCTGCAGCATGGGCGGCTTCTTAATCTGCCCGAACTCATCAATAACCAGTGGGTGCGCCGCTACGATATCAGCGTTGACCTGCGCCGCAAAATCATCCGCCAGTACGGCATTAAATCGCTGGTCGACGCGCCAGTGAAATTCTTTGGAGATTAAGACATGGCACAGGGCTTACCTGTTTCCAATGTCGTTAACGTTGACGTCATCATGTCACCGGTAGCGGCAACGGGGCGTAACTTCGGTGCGCTCCTCATTCTGGGTACCTCTACGGTTATCCCGGTCACTGAGCGTATTCGCCAGTATTCAGCCATTGAGGATATCGGCGATGATTTTGGTTTCGATTCTCCCGAGTACGAGGCGGCGACCATCTTCTTTTCACAGTCACCAAAACCCACTCTGGTCTATATCGGCCGCTGGGCGAAAACGCTGGCGGAGGGTGAAACCGGCACGGTAGAAACCCTGCTGCAGGCGGTTAATGCCTCACTGCAATACACCAACTGGTACGGCCTGGCGATTGCCGATAGCGCCGATCTGGTTGAAGCGGATGTGATTTCGGTGTCCGCGGCGATCGAGGCTTCCAGTCTGAGCCGTATTCTGGCGGTTACCACTGATGACGCGAATGTACTGGTATCCGGTAATACCGACAATATCGGCTACAAGCTGAAGGCGGCGGGCTACTCCCGTACGTTCTGGCAGTACAGTACCAGCAGCAAATATGCCGCTATCTCGGCCTTTGGTCGTGCGTTTACGGTCAATTTCACAGGCAACAACACCACTATCACCCTGAAGTTCAAAACCGAGCCTGGCGTGTCGTACGAGACGCTGACGACCGCGCAGGCAGCCGCCATTGATGCCATTAACGGTAACGTCTACGTCTACTACGCCAACGACACTGCGATTATCCAGCAGGGTGTAATGGCTAACGGTGACTTCTTCGACGAGCGCCACGGGCTGGACTGGCTGCAAAACTACGTTCAGACCAATCTCTTTAACCTGCTGTACACCTCGACCACTAAAATTCCGCAGACCGATGCCGGCGTTACCCGGTTAATGACCAACGTCGAAGCGTCGCTGGATCAGGCGGTGAATAACGGCCTGATTGCTCCGGGCGTCTGGAATGGTGGCCCGATTGGCCAGATTGAATCCGGTGACACGCTGACCAAGGGTTACTACGTCCACGCCGACGCGGTAGCCAACCAGGCACAATCTGACAGGGAAGCGCGTAAGTCGCCGGTGATTCAGGCGGCCATTAAACTGGCAGGGGCGATTCACTATGCCGACGTGCAGATTAACGTGGTGCGATAAGGAGCGACCATGAGCGGAACCTATAGTTTTATTGACGTCTCTGCATCCCTGACGGGCCCGACCGGTAGTATCGACCTGGGCTATGGCTCGGCGAACTCCGAAGAGGGGATCACCGTAGTCATGGCAGAGGCGAAAAACACCATGACCGTTGGCGCTGACGGGGAAGTGATGCACAGCCTTCACGCCGGTAAGAGCGGCACAATCACGGTAACGCTGCTTAAGATCTCCCCGGTCAACAAAAAGCTGTCTCTGATGTACAACGCACAGAGCCAGTCTTCAGCCACCTGGGGTAACAACGTCATCGTTGTGCGAAACAAGGTCTCTGGCGACATCTCTACAGCGCGTTCATGTGCCTTCCAGAAACAGCCGGATCACGCCAACGCAAAGGTTGGCAACACAGTGTCGTGGGTTTTTGACTGCGGCAAGATTGACCAGCTGCTGGGGGAGTTTTAACAGATGGAATTTGAAATCAAAGGCGTTAATTATCGCACCGCCAAACTCGACGTATTCCAGCAACTGAAGGTCAGCCGTAAGCTGCTGCCGGTGCTGGCTGGGCTCGTCAGCGAATTTTCCACGCTGAAAGCTCAGGCCGCTGCGGGTAACTCTGGTGCAGTGCTGGAAAGCATACTGCCGAAAATTGCTGACACGCTGGCAGCGCTGCCGGACGAGGACGTTAACGCGGTGATTCATCCGTGCCTGAGCGTCGTTTCCCGCCAGCACGAAAAGGGCTGGGCGAAGGTGTTCGATCAGGGCGTACTGATGTTCGACGATACGGACCTGTTTACCATGCTGCAGCTGGTGGCGCGGGTGGTCGCCGATAGTCTGGGAAATTTTTTGAAAGAACTCCCCGTCAGCGAGACGCCCACCCCGCCAGCGGTCTGACGCTGGAAACCCTGCCGGAAGGCGAAAGCTTCCTGATGCGCCCGGTGGATGCCGGGTACATCAAATACACCGCACTTAAAGACGGCTCGGTCGACCTGGCCGATGTTGCCCGCATGAATGACTGGCTTGACCTTAAAGCCGATAACGAATACCGCATAGCGAAATGGAGAGAGGACAATGAACGCTGAAACGCTCAAGGACTTTCTGATCTCGCTTGGGTTTAACGTTGACGAGGCCGGTGCTAAAAAGTTCGATGCTGTAGTGGCGGGTACGACGCTGAAAGCGATTGAGCTGGGCGTCAAGGTCGAAGCGGCAGCGCTTTCTGTTGTCGCGTTCACCGCGAAAATCGCCAGCAGCCTCGATAACCTTTATTGGGCCTCTCAGCGCACCGGGGCGACGGTAGAGGGCATCAAGCAAATCGGGTATGCAGTTAGCCAGGTAGGCGGCAGCGTGGACGCCGCCCGCGGCTCTCTGGAAAACCTGTCACGGTTCGTGCGTAATAATCCCGGCGCCGAAGGCTTCCTTAACCGCCTGAGTGTGCAGACCCGCGATGCTAAAGGCAATATGCGGGACATGGCGACGATCTTTACCGGCGTCGGCCAGCGCCTCAGCAGCATGCCTTACTACCGTGCAAACCAGTACGCGCAAATGCTGGGTATTGATGAAAATACCCTGATGGCTATGCGTCGCGGTATCGGCGAGTACATGGGGCAGTACAACGCCATGAAAAAGGCCATCGGGTTTAATCCCGAACAGGCCGCTGCTGCATCGAACCGATTTATGACTTCGCTTCGGTCCCTTGGTGAAATGGCCGGCATGGCCAGGGACAAAATCGGCTCCAGCCTGGCTGATGGCTTGACCGGGTCACTGGATCGACTGCGTCGCCAGATTCTGGATAACTTCCCGAAAATCGAAGGCGCAATCACTGCGACGGTTAAGGGTATTCTCTGGGCTGGCGAGATGGTGGGGCGGGTAATTTACCGCCTTATTCAGTTGGGCCAGAGTATCAGCAGCTGGTGGGATTCTCTCGATAAACAGTCGCAGGAGCTGATAGAGCTGCTGGGTGCGCTGACTGCCGCGTGGTGGCTGCTTAACCGCGCAATGCTGGCGTCGCCGATTACGTGGGTTCTCGGTCTTGCGGCCGCGATAGCGTTGCTTTGGGAGGATTACCAAACCTGGAAGGAAGGCGGTAAAAGCCTCATCGACTGGGGGAAATGGAAGCCTGAAGTTGATGCAGCAGTGAAGTTGGTAGGTGACCTGAAGAAAACGGTCACTGATCTGGGAATAGCGCTGGCGAAGCTGCTGAATATCGATCCTAAATCGTGGTCTCTGAAATGGGACTTCAGCAACTTTATTACCCAGATGGGCGAATTCAGCAAAATGCTGAGCCTGATTGGCGACCTGCTGAATGCCATCAAAGACGGCCGCTGGTCGGATGCCGCCAGCATCGGTAAAGCGCTACTGAAACAGGGGAGCGATCAGCCTGATGTTCTGCCTGGGGTAACCAGTAGCGCCGTTAACGCTCGGGGTAAGGTCCTTGGTTTCTGGGAAGAGGTTAAAACCCGCTTCAGTGATGGCGGCTGGTATGAGCATAACCAGAAAACTCTTGCCGATCGGAACAACAATCCGGGGAATATTCGACCTGTAGGCGGCGGAGGGTTCCGTAACTTTGGATCTGCGCTCGAAGGCTGGGCGGCAATGAAAAACCAGCTGATGCGCTACTTTACCGGTAAAACTACCGGCCGACGCCTGCAAACCATCATGGATATCGTCAGCACCTGGGCGCCCGCGGGCGACAATAACGACCCGCAGCAGTATGCCCGACAGGTCGCCGGGTGGATGGGGGTATCGCCTACGGCAGCGCTTAACCTGTCCGACCCGAATACGATGGGGGCTCTGATGCAGTCTATGGCCCGCAAGGAGGGCTATTCGAACTGGAATAGCCCACTGGCTCATCAGGCTGCTGGTGCGCAAGTTCAACAGCAGAACACCTATAACATCTATGGCGCAAACGCTCAGGAGGTCGGCCAGGAAGTCGGGCGGCGTCAACTTGAAGCAAACGCCAGGGTATTGCGGGTTAACCAAAGTGGGGCCGGCTGATGGATATTCTCTCAACGCTATTTCAGCAGCAGAGTCGGCGGATCGGGCTGATAGTTCCCAGTGTCGTCATTTCTGAAAAGCACAATGACACGCTGGAAATTACCGAACACCCTGTAGAGGTCGGTGCTGCAATTTCTGATCATGCCTACCGCCGGCCGTCTGAAGTGGTTATGCAGGTCGGTTTTGCCGGCGGTGGGTCACTGCTCGATTTCCTCGACACCACCTCTATCGGGTTGAGCGCAGGGCTTAGCCCGAAAGAAACGTATCAGGAGCTGTTGGACCTGCAAAGCAGCAGGGTTCCCTTTGATGTGGTTACTGGCAAGCGACTGTATACCAACATGCTGATCCGTGCGCTGGAAGTCACTACCGACAGAACGTCAGAAAATGTTCTTTCAGCAGTGCTGACACTTCGCGAGGTCATAGTCACCAGCACGACTACAACGCAGGTAGCGGCAAAGGCCGACATGAAACTGGGGGCTGATACCTCAGCGGTTCAGAACTCAGGGGTAAAAACGCCAACGCCCAAAAACGAATCACTTTTGAGTCGACTGGCTGGCTTTGCTTCCGGAGGGTAAATGGCCGTATCAGAAATCCCGCTCTCACCTGAAAACCAGGTGTTTTCTATATCACTGGCGGGTCAGAGTTTTCAGATGGCGATAACCTGGCGGGCGGCGTTCTGGTGCCTGGATATTATGGACAGCACCGGCGCCGACCTGATTAAGGGTATGCCGCTAATCACCGGCGCCGACCTGCTGGCGCAGTATCGCTATCTCGGCCTGGGGTTTTCGCTATATGTCGGCTGTGATAACCCGGCAAATGACAACCCCACCGAAAGCGACCTTGGAATTAACAGCCACCTTTACGCGGTAACGGAGTAATCATGTCTCAAAACTGGATGCGGCATTTCGAGTTGCAGCTTGTTGACTCGAAAGGCAATGTCACCGACTTCGGTAGTTTCAAAGTCACGTTTACCATTGACTGGTTTAACCTCAGTAGCGAAACCCGCGTAGGCACCTTCAAGGTTTATAACCTCGCCGCGGATACCGTTAACCGTATCGTCGGCGATGAATTTACCCGCATCAGGGTGATCGCCGGCTACGACGGGATAGCGGCCGATGTTTCGGAAAGTCAGGTTGGTGTAGCAAGGACGGTTAACCCTAATGAGATAGGGCAGATGGACGGCCGAAATTATGGGCTTATCTTTGATGGCGAGATCCGCTACACCATCACAGGAAAAGACAACCCCATCGACAGCTTTGTGCTTATCCAGGCTGCTGATTCTGACCGCGCATTTGCCACCTCTATTACGGCCCAGACACTGGCGGCCGGGTATACGGTTGCCGACGTCAATGCGGCGCTGATGAAGGACTTCAACGCCAAAGGAGCGAAGGAAGGGAATACGCCAGCCATGCCGGCTACGGTCTTCCCGCGCGGTCGGGTTCTGTTTGGCATGACGCGTCACCTCATGGATAACGTAGCCGATCAGTGCCAGGCTGACTGGATGTTTGTTGATGGCAAGCGGGAGATGGTGGCGAAAAACGAAGTGGTTCACGATGCTATTCAACTGAACAGCGCCACCGGTTTGATCGGCATGCCGCAGCAGACCATCGGTAGCGGTGTCAACGTTCGTTGCCTGATTAACCCTAACATTCGCGTCAATGGGCTGATCGAGCTGAATCAAGCTTCTGTGTTCCGTACCGTGCTGGGGAATAACGATATCGCCATGACGCAAGGGCGTATCACTGACCAGAACAACAACGGAAACATCACCATTGAAGGAACGACCGCACAGCCTGCCAGTATTGCGACTGACGGCGTTTATATTGTGCGTGGCATTATGTACACTGGCGACACAAGGGGCCAGGCGTGGTACATGGATATGATGTGTGAAGCGCGTGGCGCGATGGATCTTGTTTCCTCATCGGCGAGGGAAAGAGGGCTTTAATGAAAATTTTCTGTTTGGCGTTGTTCTCGGTGACTTCAACCCCAGTAATGGCTGCAATTCAGTGTGGAAATTATGTGATGACAGGTGATGGAATGACCGTTATCAACGGAGAAACAGTCACATCTCAGAATGATGCCGGGCGCGATAAATACAAAAGAAAATGCGCGATAATTACCGCGCATCGAATTTTTACTATATGAAAGTAAATTACAGATATAAAGAGGCTTTAATCACCAGTCAAAGTTCCCAGCAGTTCACTGAAACTTACGAAGACGCTGGATGGTACATAATCTTCGGGAATGAAGTAACGACTTACCATACCCGCATATGGAGATGAAACGTAAAGAACATCACCATCATCCAATTGCACAGACCCTAAGCGAAGCAAAGTTGGTGCAGTGTTTCCGAGAATAGAATATGTCCATTCTGCCCCTGCATCTTCAGCAAGGACTATCACAGCCACCTTACTGCCACCTGCTGTATATTCCACAGAAAAATAGACCCGTCGTTTACCGCCCTGGATCGTCGCGGCCAGCGCTGCAGATGTGTCGCCCACTTCAGGCGGAACATAAGCTATTTCCTCTTCCACCCACGAAGATCCATTCCACGTAGTGACGAATACCCGAAACTTGCTGAAATATGTGCCATTCGGATCATCTTCGGTTCTGAAGCGGTAAGCGATGTGGGACAGAGCATCGCCATCAAACGCAAATTTTGCCGACTGTATCCCTATTGTCAGACCCGTGCCGGATGCTGGGTTTTCTCCTGCCTGAAGGGGCTTGTATGCCAGCTGGCCCTGAGCAACCGGCATAGGAACCTGTAGCCCATTAACCGTGCGCATGATGCCATCGTTGCCGATGATTCCGTACTCCCCGACATGTCTGACTGCCGAAGCCGGATATGGAGCCCACTGGAAGATAATATGAAGGCCATCAGCCTGAGCGGATAAGTCATCTGGGTACACCGCTCGGTTTACTGTCTCTGCTGCAGGAGCAAAACGAGACCACTGTTTTGCAGCCACGTCGTAGTGGTAGATAACCCCTAGTTGCTTATTCGCCCCGACTGAACTACGGACTCCGGCACGCATCATACAATACACGTCGCCACCTGGTCCGCGGGTAATGGTCGGATAGGTGTAAACCCAGTCAACATCAGGGAAACTCCAGGATGCTTCCGCCATATCAGTCACATCATGTGGGAGAACACTGCAAAAATAGCGCAATAAATTACCGTGCATTGAAGTCAGGACGTGGATGTAACCGTCGCCGTCCACTGCGATCGACGGATTGTTATGTCCAATATCATTGGCATAAACGGCAATGGTGCCATCAAACAATTTACATAATCCACGAGTTAACGTTCCGTCACTGGTTCGCTTAACGATCTCCACATGGTGTTCACCAGGAGACCCGAACTCTTTATTCAGTGCGTAGTATTCCTTTCCTTGAAAACTATCAAGGGGGTGCCACCATCCCGCCTGGTTACTGGCCGACGCCTGGTCTGAAATAACAGAAATACTGAGGTCAGCCATTTACAGTCACTCCCAGAGTTCTGGCGCGATTGATAAGACGTTCTGCTACCAGGATCAGTTCATTATCACTCAGCTTTCTGTCATAAAACACCGTACCGTATGCGGCCCAGGCAACGGGCACGCCAAACTGATTGTTTCCTCCAACAAATGTGGAAGTCGTGCTGGAATTAGCAGCAGTCGATGTGGATTTATGAACACTGGTTGACGTCAGTAAACCATAGGCGTGTCCTGTAGAATCCCCGTTAAGAAATACGACAAACGCACCGGTTGACGGAGCTGTAATGCCTGAATTACTGGAGCCTGCATCCATGATACGCTGTAATTTCTTGCTGGCATCAGTACTGATTCGGATATTACGATGGCGGAAAATAGCTGCGTTTTCGCCAACATCAACCAACGCTACAAGCGTGAACGCGTCAGGGGTGAACGTTCCAAGCGTGATTCGGCTGTCTGTCCCCGCAGCTGCGGCAATACCTTTGGCAACCAGCTGCGCGATACCTGACAAGGTAAATGTACCCGCTAATGAGCCCCAGTTAGTCAGGCGACGACTTTGACGCAGCACATCGGTTTCAAAATTGCCCCAGACGAGTGGAGTTTCAACAGGCGCAAAATAATGATTTGATGACGCTGAAACATCAGCCCCTTTAGTGAAAATCGCGGTACCCATAAATAGCTCTCCGGTTAGAGTAAACTGATACGACGCTCAGTCATGCGCTGGCGTGAATTCTGATAAACATGCTGGATATCTTGCTGAGAAAGAGCGCTGTCAAAATAAATACACTCGGCAATATCCAGACCTTTTGTTTTAAACATAGGAACATCGCAATAGGCATTACCAATTGCGAACGTCCTGCCTGATAAAATCAGTCGATCCGAATCTGCCTCGCGGAGTTTCTGATAATTGTTCCCTCCCACGCTAATCACCTGGAATCGTTCGCCGTCGCCCGTCAGTTTTACAACGTGCGCGATAAACAGCCACTGCCCCGTCGGAGGATAGGTCGTTGGGTAATGTCGGGATGTGCCACGGTATCCTGATATTTTTGACCGAATCCAGCGCCGGGATTCTCTGTCAGAGAATAATGAGAGTTGATTGCCGGTATATGTATCATCATCATCCCGCAGGGAATACCCATTCTGGGTACCGTAAATCACCACACAGTCGGATAAAGATAACTGTTCAGGTATTCTCACGACGGTACAGACTGTAAACTCCCCGCTTTCAGGGATATCACTGATTAACGCACCGTTCCAGGCTGCCAGCGAAATATAATTCTGATTAAATTCCGGTGCTGATTGAGGTGTGACGGATTTATTACCCACACGGCTGAGATAGGATGTGCCTTCGTATCCGAAGAGCCAGTGTGCTGTAGCATCGGCTTCAATAACAGACGGAACAGGTTCTATGTTGCTGCCCCCTCCGGTATCTGGCCCGACATAGGTACCATCATTTTTGTAGCCAAAAATGACCCATCCAGATTCATCCAGAACAACATGCGCCCACTCAGGCGCATCAAAAATGATATTTTCGCCGATATACTGACGCCCTTGTTTATCCAGAAGCACAATTTCGTTTCCATACTCATCCTGAAATGAAAGCAAATGCTCTGAAGTTCGAAACTCGTTATTACCAGCAATCAGCGCACCATTCTCTGATAACAGTTTAATGGCATTTCCGTATTCATCAGCCAGTAAAAAAAGTGGGCCTGAAGAGGTTCTGATAAGCTGCAGGGTAACCGTCTCAAAACTTGATTCTGTGACTCTCGCAGCTTCATAACCCCATTCATCACAAAGAGACAGAATTGCATCTGAACCGCTGCTGGAAATCAGGTTCGTCCTCTTCCTGACTTCCTGAGCAATATAATCGATAACATTTTCAATATAACGATTATTGGGTACAGAGTTGAGGTAGGTTGCGGTATCGCCATCGTTACGGTAATAGATGAATGCAATGATCACATTTTCCGCATCAGGGATCGCCACCCGAAATGTTTTTCCGAGCGGCGTACCAGCACGCCCGGCAATGGTGCCATCCGGGTCTGTTTCGGAGGTATAAAAGGTATACTCCCGATAGTCAGATGTGGACTGAATTTCTTCTTTCAGCCATAACGTTCTGTTAGCCAGCTGCTGTGCCTGAATATTCGACGGGCCATCACCTGATACATTCTCCTGCTTACCGAGAACGGGGGTCTCTTCCGTGAGCTGATAAATGCCATCAGCCCATTCAGGATTTTCCTGCAAAATTGACATGTTACTTACCTCGGTATTGATGCTGACCATCATAGTTAGCCTGACCGTTATATGTCAGCGCTGCTTGTGGCGGTTGTTGGGGCTGTGGGGTAGCAACCTGCAGACGCCCGAAATAACCTAAATTTGATTCAACCTTCTGATTCAAATCAGGCAGGATTAAAGAGGTCATATCCATGCCTGCGATATCATTCCCGCTATTAATTAACTCAAGCACTGCAAGAGGGTCGACGGAGACCCGATATAGTTCCAGCAGCACAGGTGCTGCATCTGCAAGATTTAACCCCTGGAAACGTAAATATAACTCCTGTGGTTTCGCAGAGAAAAACGGTAGCCACCGGTTAATAAGGTGTTCGTAAACAACAACCCGTCCTGTTGATTCAGGGGTCACAAGAAACTCGATGTTGCCAAACTGACGGTCGACAATATAATCAGTATCACGCTCCAGACCATTAATACTGACGTTATAAACGGTGGTATGTGGCAGCGCAATAATATCCCCTTTAACAATCCCATCAGGTAAGGCGAACTGCTCATTAAATGAAAACGGTTCATCTACTGGTTGAGCACCCAATAACAACGCCAGATTTTCAACAGAGAAATTATGCCAGGTTGAACTGGCGGAACCGCTGGCTCCGGTAATGATTCTCTGATTCTGATAGAGCTGTCCGCCCCGTGACGCTTTCGTTATTTGTTGCTCATACGAAAACGCTATTTTCAATGTTGAAACATCACCGACCCAACGAAATGCACGCTTATTATCTCTCGGAGCCAGGAACACCTTACCCTGACCATAATAATAGTTTTCCCTCATGGTCCGATACTCCGTTCAGTCAGTTTCAGGGAGATTATGCCCTCGTTCAAAACGGGACCGTCTGTCTTGAAAAGAGTGACATCCATTTCGGCGAGATAAATACCGGCGTCCCATTCGATAGCCGCTGCTGCCCCGGTTGCGGAATCCAGCAGCAGCGCTGAGGCATCACCTTCCAGCGCCAGCACGGTCAGTGGCCCGCTGGTTTCAGTCCACTGCGCGATGGCCAGCACCGAATGGGTGCCGAACGACCACGGCGACGTCGGCCAGGTTCCTGGCGAATAGTCGATATCGTCTGCCGGAATTGACAGGCCGCTGGCCAGGAGGTCAGGCGGATACCAGTTTGTTACTCCCGATGCGTCAGCGATGGCATACAGCTCAGGTATAGCTCCTGTGTCACTATCCTCTGGTGCTGTTTCCGCCCAGTCTCTGCCGTCGATGATAGTCAGGGACATGGTGACGCTAATCGGGAAAGCCTTATAATGACCTGCTGGCAGTTCCACCCGGAACGTATAAAGCGACATCAGTCCATCACGGTGGCTCTGCAGCGTCAGTGTATGCACGCCAGCCCCATCATCACCGGAGACGTAGGGGAGCGGAATGCTGGCGTCACTGGTGGTTATCGACCAGACCTCCATGCCAGTGCTCTGAGCAATCAGTTTCACCACATACTCCGTCCCGGGTTCGGGACCGATGCTATTTTCGGTACAGTCAATCAGGCGGTCAGCCTGCAGCAGGCGGTCACGATGAGAGTATGTCAGCGTGAAAGAATCAGTGGTGGTCACGGCTTCAGGGTACAGGACGCCATTAACACGGATATTCCCCGGCAGATAGGGGCGGGCCTGACGCCCGGTCATGGTCAGCGCAGCCACCGGAGCGACAGATTCTGCCAGCGTCTCCGTGCTTGTCCGGGTGAGCAAACGAGCCTCCACCGTTTCACCGGACAGGTATTCCAGCCCATCAGAGTCCAGCGCATCCTGATACGCCCAGCAGCGGTCCCCGGCGTAATGTCCTGACGGCAGCGAGTCCAAGCAACCACGCCCGACAGTGATGGTGCCCGCTGGAATATCGACTACATCCACACGCATGATTTCATCATTAATCATCAGGCCATCACCAACGGTCGGGACGATGGCCATACTGACATGCAGGACGGTATCGAGCCGCCCGACAGGAGCTGTCAGCGTTCCTGATGGCGTCCAGTCTCCCTGGCCACGATCTGCAAACGTGGCTCCCACTGCACGGGTCTGCAGCAGATAGTTGATACTGAGCGACGTCGGCGCGACGGCCATAACACCAGGATAGCCGGATTCAGGTTTCAGATAGTTCAGGTCAGCCTCACTGATGGTCCCGGCCAGCACAGCATAAGGCAGCTCAATAAGCCGTTGGATGGTGACAGGTCGTGCGGATTTATCTGGCGGCGTCCAGCCGCTGTCCTGTTGTCCGGAACTGTAAGAGGTGGATGGGAGGCCAAAAACATCCTGAACCACGGTCAGCGTCAGAACGCCGGTATCGCTTTCCTCTATTTTCCCCACGCGCAGCACCATATTGTCGATGTTACGATCTGGCAACTGAACGCGGAAAACATCACCCGGGCGCAGAATACCGCCGCGCCGGTCGAACTGGATGACCAGACGGGTCAGTTCAGACTGGGCCGTCTCCAGATCTCGCTGGGCTACGCGGGCGGCGAGTGAATGTGTGGGGATCGCTTTGTACTCAACAGAACTACTGTTCAGACCGTTAATCTGAATCGCGCCGAGGTTCTGCGCCCGGACTTCCCCGTCAGAATTCGTCACCGGATCGTGCCAGGTTACAACAATCTCATTGGCGCTGGCGGTGGTACTGGTGCTGTCATCATCCTGAACGGCGATAATCCCGTTGTCGTAGGTGAAAACCGGTAAGTCATCGACATTGTAATCCCCACGCAGCAGCTTCAGAGTCAGCTTGCCGGTTTCGAGGTCGGCATACTGCACAGCGCCAACATGATCGAGGATCTGCTGCAGAAACGTATCCAGTCCATCCTGGCGGTTGTAGCGGAAGCACAATCCGAACCCCTCGTTATACAGTGCGTCAGCAGCGGCGCGATAACTGTCCAGATTCAGATCATCGGTGAGGGTCAGCTGACGTCCCCAGTCACGATTGGTGGCGCATTCCACCAGAATGTGGGCAGGGTTCATGGCATGAATGGCCCGAAGGTTGGCGACCTGTTGCGGCAGGAGTTCGGCCTCATCATCAATCTGGCCGTCGGCGTTCTCCAGCATGATGACGGCTTTTTCCGGATACCAGACATCACCATCCCATCCACGCGTAGTACGCCGAACGCGGTAAACCCACGGCTTCGGGCTGGCGCTGTAGCAACTGATGAGGCCACTAAAGAAGGTTGTGACCAGCCCCCGGAATCCCGGCACCAGTCCTGTCAGCAACGTCAGGAGCGATGCCGGTGGGACCTGATCAGATTCACCCATCATGATATCGAGCTGACCCTGTATGCCTCCCTCACCACCGGTATCATCGCCACCAAACAGTTTCGGCTTATCAATATAGACAGATGTATTGGCCGATACCTGCCCGGGAGTACCCACAAAGACTGTCTTTTTATCCGCAGTGATTGCCACTATTTCATTGACCGGTCCACGCCCGATCCCTGCGTGCAGATCCCAGTAATAGCGGTAGCCAACGGTGACTTTTTTTGAACCTTTACCGCCCATTTATACTCCCGCGTCTTTCTGAGTTTTCGCCAGCTCGACAATCTGAATCGCCAGCGCGTCGCCGGTTCTGGCCAGTACTTCCGAATCAATTCCGCCGTCACGGATGAACGCCTGCAGGTCAAGGCTGTAACGGGCAAAAAAGGTCCGCAGTCCCCATGCGCAACCGCCACCGGCGCGAATATGTTCCATCGTGATCCACATAGTGCCCCCGTTATTTTTTGATGGCCTGATAGCGATAATTGCCGTAGCCCAATACGAACCAGTCAGCCGTCCAGCAGTCACCAAAAAAGACGCACTGAGGGGTGCCTTCGTCAGGCATGGGCATATTCCAGTCGTTTTCTGTAGCGGCCTCAGGGGTATTGTTCTTGGGTTTAGGTGCAAGAGCGGTGCTTAGGACATACGATGCGATCAAGGTGGCGACGAATTTGGCTACCGCTGCCCAGCTAAAGGGTTCCATATTCCCTCCTAAAAAAGTTTGATGATGGTATACGGTGACTTCCCGGGAATATGCGGCTGGCCACCGTAGTTGAGATGGTTGGAAAACTTGCTGTCACAGGTCGCAATCGTGCGGTCGCAACCTGGATACAGCGTGACGGATTGCCCGACCAGCAGGCCGGTGGTCCCGCCGAATAGATGCAGCGTGTTGCCGTCCTGAGCCCTGAGCCCACGCAGCTCGGTATAGCCGTTGCGGTCGAACTCAATGTAACCGCCGGAAAACCAGTCGCTGGCCAGCCCTGCGGGCAAATTTGCAGTAATGGCCGAGCCGTCGAGGGCGGTGACCACTACGCCGCTGACGGCGAACTGGAGGGGTTCGACACGGCAGTTATGGTCGTACAACGCATACGGGCACTGACGCCCAAAGGTGAGCCGAAGGCCCACCCGGGAAAACGTGCTGGCCAGACTGACTGTGATCAGTTTGCAGAGTTCGATCTGCTCCCGTTTGACGCTGGTGATTTCCCCAACCCAGACCACCCGGAATTCGCCGGATGTATCGTTCGCGTGCCAGCGCATTACCCGAACTCTGACAGAGCGGGACGGCGGAGTTCCACGAAACAGAAGCGCCACCGGGTTAGACGCCGAAACGGTAATATCCATACCATCGCTGCTCCCGGAACTGAGGCCGCTGTTGCTGATGGCCTGTGCCTCCCAGTTATGATTGGCAAAGTCAATATTTTTATCTGCGTTGGTATAGCGCCAGAACAGGCTGTCACCTATCTGAAACTCATACAGCGTCAGCGGCTGGCCATCGGCGACGGAATATTCAAACTCACTCCAGCTCATCACGTACTCCGGTAAAAGTGGTGGCGACCCGGGCCACGCCGTCGGCGTCGGTCACATGCTCCCAGGACACACTGTCGGCGTCCTGGCGGGCCAGGGTCATCAGGGAAATGGACACAATCTGGTGCAGACCTGCTGAAATGGCATCGCCATCGAGCACAAGACGCTCCACACCGCTGACCAGACTTACAGCGATGATGCGGCGGTAATAGCGGGTGCCATCAGCCAGCAGAATGCAGATATCGCGGCGACCCGGGCGGATGCCCAGTTCGGTAAAGCCCGCCTCAACAACATCAACAGCATTGCCGCTGATGGAGGATGTCGGGGAAAAGTCCAGCGTCTGCCCGGGCACCCATATCGGGCGCTGACGCCCCCGGAGGTACCACTGAAGCTGGCGCAGGGAAGTCTGTGCCGGACGGTTGACGGTGAACCAGCTGTGTGTCTGCCGCCAGAACGGACGACCTGCAGTATCAATGCGGAATGGCACGCTGCTACCATTATCCAGCTCACGGATCAGCGGCTGATAGCTCCCGCTGACCGATTCACCCCAGTCGGTTTCGGACTCAAGCACCGGGTGGCCACGGTACTGTGTGAGCACCGGCGCATCGCTGAAGGCATTGTGCTCTGCGATGCGGAAGCGCACCTGCGCGGTCGTCGCCGTATCTGTCAGGCGGGACAGCGACGGCGGCTCTGTCAGCACTGCCGGACGCACCGGATACACCAGCGAGCCCGCAGGCCAGCCGTCGGTCAGCGGGGAGACCAGTTGCAGGGCATCCCCGGTCATACCGGCAATGGTGGCCATCCGGCTGGTTGCATCAGGGGACTCATCGGTTTTCAGCAACACCGTTCCGCCAACAGAAAAGTCGCGCCCGGCGGTCGGAATGGAGAGCGCGGTCGCGCCACTGGACACCGCTGCCGGCAGCGCATAAACATCCGGATAAACCGGCATGGCCCAGGTACCCGCGCAGCCCTGCCAGAGCATATGTTCGAAGCGCTGGCGGGCGGTGTCATACAGCATTGCCGTGAACTCAAACGTCCGGCGCGGTGAAAGTCGACGGGAAATCCGCTGCTCAGCGCCGGTTGGCGACTGCAGCACATCGGTCTTCCACTCCAGTGTCTCAGTCACGCCACGGGACCAGTCGGGGTCTGCCAGCCAGGGGAATAACGTCGTCATTTATTCAGTCCCAGCCATTGTTTCAGGGTCGGTACCTGCGCTTTGAGCGAGGTGGTGAACTGGCGCTGGCCAGCCAGCGTCTGCGCTCCGGCTGTATAAACCTCGGACGGGTCCAGCACCAGTTGCTGCTGCAGGCTGATGGGTTGCTGCGACGCCGCGGCAGGTGTGGCCATCGCGGTTTCAGGCACTGAGGCCGGAACCGGCATATTCTGCGCCGGGATGCCCGCCAGTCCACCGGTGGCATGGCGAACGCGGGGCAGCCAGCCCCTGACCGCCTCCATACCGTGGCGGTTGAACGCGTGCAGGAAGTCCAGCGCACCGGGCTGCTGAACCACAGCGGCGCGGGTCACAAACTCCTGGTCAGAGAGCATCGCCGGGATGGAATCCGAGGTGGTGCTGCCCGGACCGCGAACCTGACCGCCATCAGCCGCAAACACACTGCCAAGAAGACCTCCGATGCCGCCGCTGCTCCCGATAAGGCTGGAAGTGGCCATCTGCGCCAGCTGCTGTGCTGCCAGCTGCGCCATGCTGTTAATGATGGTGAGAGCAAGGTTCTTCACCGCATCGCGCAGGTTCATTGTGCCTTTGGCCAGCCCCATCAGGGAGCTTTCGATACCGCTCTGCAGACCGTCGCGGAATGCCTGAGTCAGCTCATTCCCCGCCTGATTCAGCTTGCCGAGTTCTTCTTCAAGCTGGCGGATCATCTCCCGGATTTTGTCACCGGCTTCACCGGGTGCGGTGGCCATCTCTTTCAGCTGCGGGAGGTAGCCCTTGATTTTGTCGCCAACTTCCTGGTGAAGCTGAACGAGGCGCTGCCGTCCCTGAATCTCATTGAGCAGGCCACCCTGAACCTGTGCCTGAATGCTGGTTTCCTGCTGGGACTGGTATGTGAACAGATCGTCCAGCTGCTTTTTGAGGTCATCGACGCGGATTTTGGTTTCCGCGACCGGCAGCAGCTTGTCGAGCCAGTTCAGCCCTTCGGTGTTGCCGCTGGCTTCAAACTCGCGGCGCAGGTCAGATACGCGATTCTGCAGCTCAAGCATCGATGCGCCAGCGGTGTCGCCGGTATCGCGCAGATACTCCAGCTGCAGTTGCAGGTTCTGGCCTTTAAACTCCTGAGCGGTGATGGCGGCGTTCGCCGCTTCGGCCTGACGGCGCTGCTCGGCGGTCAGGTTACGGGTCGCAATCTCCTGGGCACGTGTGGCCGCTGCACCTTCAACACGCTTATCGGCCTGTTTCTGGAGCTGTTCGACAAAACGCTGGTTTTCTTCAGCCTCCTGCTTTGTCGCCCGGGCACCTTCCTGTGAGGCTTTGCGGGCCGCTTCAGCAGCATCAATCTGTTTTGCCGTTGCCCGGGCTTTATCCTGCTCGGCTTTACTGGCATCAGAAAGGGCACCGTTGCGAATATCGGCCTCGACGCGGTCCAGCTCGGTGATAGCTTTCTTCTGATTCAGCGTCTGCTGCAGCTGTTTGTTGTACTGCTCGGCACCCTGAGCAGATTTATCCAGGGCCTTGACATCGGTATCCCAAGAACCACCGGAAAAGTTTTTACCGTCAGTGGAGGTGACACCCCGGGACTGGAGTTCATCTCGTCCGGTCGCACTTTGCCACATGGTCTCGTAGTTTTTGCGAAGGTCTTCAATGGAATCCCGCTCCTTCTCGATATCGGAGCGGTTATTTTTCCAGGTATTCCGGAGTTTTTCGGCAGCAGCAATGGTATCGGCATCGGTTTTTTTACGTTTTGCTTCTACCTGAGCTGTTTTAAGGAGTTCATCTCTTTGCTGTTTCAACAAATCCAGACGGGCTTTCTCTGCTGGGGTGACGGGAATAAAAACCGAACCAGCCATTGTACCGCCATCAGAAATGGTTTTTTCAAGGCGGGATATTTGATCGTCAAGACTGTTAATACCGAGGGCGGCAGCTACGCCACCCTTGAAGCTTTCCCACGTATCATTCGCTGCATCCTTAACATTTCCCCAGGCTCTGGCCACCCAGTTAAGCTTTTGCTCCATCTCCTTAAGCCGTTCTTCCGTGGCCTTTTTAAGTGCCTGAGATGCCACCTCAATGGCTTCTTCTTTTCGGCCCTGATCTTCGAGATTCTGGATACGCTGATAGGTCTCAAGGTCAAGATAATGGTACTGCTGGTTAGTGCTGGCCGCCCACGACGCCACACCCTCTGTCATTTTGGTGAACTGAGAGACCACCTGATCGGCTGACTGGCCGCTAAGTTCGGCCATCATACTGGCGGCTTGCGCCACCGAGTTCAGCGTTTCGCCGGTAAACTTACCGCTGCTGACCAGACCGCTGAGAATGTCACGAACATCACCGTAATTGCTTTTCATCCCCCCGATACTGACGGCCATATCTTCAAGCTGACCGGCTGTCGTCCCGGCAAAATTGCCGCTTTTCGCAATGGATTCGTTGAATTTATCCTGATCGCCGGACGCACTGTAGGCAGCATACCCGACTGCCGCGATAACCGCTGCCACACCAACGAGCCCTACACGGGCGAGTGTCACACCACTGAATAATGACCGGAACTGTTCCGCACCTTCCGCCGCATCACCCGCAGTTTCAGCCAGGGAATCTCCGGCATCCTCGGAAGACGTGGACACATCACGAAACTTGCTGGCGATGATTTCAAAGATATTACCCAGCCCGCCGAAAGAGTCGGCAATTTGCCCACCCTGCTGGATAGCGACCATCCAGAGCGGCATACCGGATGCCAGGGAGGTGACGACGTCCGTCATCTGCATGGGCAGATACTTCATTGCCTGAGCGTACTGACCCGCACTGATGGAGCCGTACTTCATTGCACTGCTTTGTTCCGATAACTTCTGGATGAGCGGCGCTGCTTCGTCAGAGATACCCAGCTGCGCGGCCTTGTATTCCAGTAGTTCGCGGGTACTGAAATTCATCGTCTCGGCCTGCTCGCGCAGCCGGTTGATAAACTGTTCCTTATTCGCCGCCTGCTGGGCCTCTGCCTGAGCGGCTTCCCGTGCAGCAGCAGCCTCCTGACGTCCGGCTTCGGTCGAGGCATGAGCTGCTTTCTCGACCTGCACTCGCATCTCATTCAGACGGGTTGAGTACTGCTCAAAATCGTCATCACCAACCAGGCCTGCGCCACGAAACGCGTTCAGTTGCTCTTCCATGTCATCCAGTCGGCCATAGGCAGCGACAACCGGATCGATACGGTTGACCAGAGCGGTCAGTGCGGTCCGCTGGGCATCGATATCTGCTGTGGTACCGTCCATGCCGTTCTGTAGCGAACCCATCTCTGCCCGGGTACGGGCCAGCGCTGCCTGATATCCGGCATATTCGGTCGCAACCTGCTGAATCGCATCCCCCGTCTGAGAGGTCGCAGAGGCAGCATTCTGTTCTGCCTGTGCCTGGCTACGGGCTGATTCGGCGACGCTATCCTGCGCCCGGGCGGTGGTACTGAGTTTCTGTGAGCTGGTTGTTGCTGCAGAGCCAACGTCTTCCACATCTCCGGCCAGCCCCTGCAGGGCACGGCTGGCATCCGCGAGGTCGGCGCGGATTTTCAGCATTAAATTGAGGGTGGAGTTATCGGCCATGACGCACCTGTATATAAAGGAAGAAAAAGCCCCGATCAGGATTTCAGGGCATTCACCCGCTGAGTGGCGGTATTGCCACCGGCAAATGCGGCATTGACGTCAAATACCCGGTCAATGCACGCCTGCCGGTGTTGCCGTAGCGCTTCGCTGTAATACAGCGTCAGCTGGCGGAGGGTGTAGGTTCCGAGCCTGCCCGGGTCGTGTCCGGCCCGGATGAGGGTTGCGAAGATGCTGCCGAAGCCGACAATTTCGCCCGTGTTGCCCTGATGGTTTCCAGCCGGACGACAGCGTTCATAAAAAAACGGCGGTTCTGGGTCCACCACCAGTCAATCAGGCTCTGGCCCTCACCGGCGGGCAGTAGCGCCACCCACTGAACGGGCTGGTCCACAGAACAGGCGATGAGTTCAGGGATATCACCGGCGTGCTTTCGCAGCACGGCTTCAATCTCTTCAATCAGGGGCCACGGTGTCTGCATGACCTTCGCCAGACTGTGGGTGAGCGCATCCAGTTTGTCGCCCAACTGCAGCATATCCACCAGGGTGTATTCGCGGATAACCAACCCCCGGCCCGCAATGGTGATATTGCGGGTCGAGAGCAGCACGCTCAGCTCGTCTTCGGTATCGGCGGGTTTCTGCTTGCTCATGCGACAGGCTCCGCAACATCAATGACGCGGCCAAAGCGACCGATGGTCGGGTCGTCCGGGCGGGCATTGTCGTACAGTACGGTGGAGGTGGTCTCCAGCCCGGCAAGCGAAGTGTCACCCTGAATCAGCGCCAGCGCTGAGGCCGGGGAGAAGGAGATTTTGTAAAGCTCCAGAATCTTCGCCGCACCGCCTTCGGCAAGGTTGATCCCCTCAAAACGCAGGTAGAAATCTTCCGGCTGCTGCGTGAACAGCGTGGTGTTGACCGAACCTGCATACTCATAATTTACGGACGGTGCCGTTGCCTGAGCGGTCAGGAAGGTGATCGCCCCGTAGGTGTAATCCACTTCGTAGTCGGTCCCTTCCACCAGAGTACCGATAACCACGTCACTGACGCGCTGATGGTCCAGAATGTAGCGTTCACCCGCCGTAATACCTGCCGGAAGAAGTTCGCCGGTGATGGTGCCTGCGGGGATCACAACCTGCTCGCCGTACAGCACCACGGCCAGATTCTCCGGGGCCAGATCGTGCCACGTTGACGTCAGCGTACCGTCCTGATTGGTGACAAAGCTGCGCACCGTTCCCCGGCGTCCTGAATAGCTCTCTTTGTGGTTAAGGCGCTCAACCGTCAGCGCCAGCGATAAGGCCGACACATCGCCAACCCAGCGGAATGCACCGGGCTTCCCGTTAGCCAGACGACGGGCCAGAAACACTTTCCCCTGGCCGTAGTAGTAGGTTTCAAGCTGTGCCATTGTCTTCCGGCTCCTGTTGTTTGCTTTTGCCACGGTTGCCCTGAGTGTCGCTGACGACCGGAGTGGCAACCCCGATAAGTTGATGGTCCCGGAGCCAGACTTCTTCGGCTTCGGTCACGGTGATGGTTTCACCGGCTGCAAAGCGCTTACCCTGATGGGTATGCGACTGCAGGAGTTTTACGTCGGGCATCGTCTGCCTCCGATAACATGATTGACCTGGAAGGTATCCATCCAGAGCAGGGTGCCGCCGTCATAGTCCAGAATATCGCCCTTGAGCCACTGGATACCGGTGGTCGCGAGCTTGCCGGGTATCCAGCCAATCAGCTGGTCACGTATCTGGCCTATCAGCGGACTGATTTCATGGGTCAGACCGTCGGCACCCTGACCATAGTTGCGCACGGCAACGGCCACACCGAAGACCGCCTCGGCAACCTGTGCCCGGCTTCCGTTCCCCGGGACACCGCGCTCAGGCCCCATCAGGACATACGCGCCGGGGACCGCAAATCCTGACAGTTCCGTCACCTGGCTGTATTCGACGATGGTGCCGAGAAAGCTCAGCGGCTCCGGCGTCAGTGGCTGGAGCCGCTCGACGATCAGGCTGATGGAAAACGGTTCGCTGCTCATTTTCCGAAATCCCTCAGTGAGTCCATGCTGAACGTGCGACCGGGGCCATCCACCATCGGCGGACCGCCAGCGGGTTTCTGCGTATCGGTTGCGCCGAGGCTGAATTTGCCATTGGCCAGCTGCTCCATCAGCTTCATCGCATCGCGGTAATCTCGGACAATCGGGTCTGTCCGTTCATCAGAAATACGATGCTGATGCAGCTTGTAGCGCACGACGGAGCGGCCCCAGCTGCTCAGGATCGGGTGGACCTTCACCAGCGGCAGGGTGTAACCACGCTGGCGCAGATAGCCGTCAATCAGGTTCTGCGCTTCTTCCACCGCGCCACCGATGCGCGCCACCACCTCAAGGGCCACCGCCACTTCAGCAGGAGGCCATGACGTGGTCTCTTCCCCACGTAACACCGCATCCAGCAGCTCCGGTCGGGCCGGTGGCTTGCCCGGAAGCTGAGTCACCTGAGACAGTTCGACCGCACCCGGGCGGTCAGCCAGTTCAGCAAGGGAGATATACCAGGTCACGGCCATCACTCGCCTCCGCTTATGCCGATACGGCATTCTGGAAGAAGTAGCCACAGTCCTGAGCCACAATCAGCTCGCGCACGGACTCACCGACACGGACGCGCTGTCCACCGCGCATCCCCATGTCCGGATCAGGAATGGAGCCGGAGACACGGGAGCCAAACTGCGCAGTAAAGCCGAAGGTCACGCCACCCTGGGTATCGGCCAGCAGATTACGGTAGATAAAGGCGGCATGGTTGGCCCAGGCACGTACCAGCACCGGCTTCTGGCCCGGTCGGGCGATATTGACGAACGCCGAACCCACGACGATTTCGTCGAGTTCCAGCAGGCCGCGAAGGAAGTCCAGCGGTACCAGACCATCTTCACCCAGCGTGCCGTTATAGGCTTTCACGACCGACGGGTTCTGACGCAGGGCTGTTGCCGTAGAGCGGCCCAGTACTGCCACGTTCGGACGCATGATCATCTTGTCGAGCGCAGTGACAATCTTCCTGATTGGCTTGCTGGCGTCGTTGTCCCACTGGTCAGCAGCAGCCAGGTTTTCTTTATTACCCACGGGATAATTGGCTGCGTTAAACACCTCTTTGCTGGTGCGGACTTCGCGGTCGAGCATGATGATATCGGACACGCGCTCGGTCGCACGGCCCAGCGGATCGTAATTGGCCGGAGCGTTATCGATATCGGATTGCGGAACCGGTGCATCAAGGGCGTAGTCGTTGGTCGAGGAGGTCTCATCCTCTGCATCAAACTCAATCTGATTGGGTTGTGACGTCCGTCCGACGGTGGTGGTCGGTACGGTGAAGCCCTGACCGAGATCGAACTTCCACCATTTAAATTCGGCTTTCCCCACCGGCACGCGCGGTAACACGCTGTCGGCAATCAGGGAGAGGTTACGATACCCGATGGCAATCGCCGTCAGGTGGGGGTCAATGGGAAACGGTGCTTTGGACATACTCTTGAACTCCTGAAAAGGGCCGGACAGACCGGCCATAAACGTTAATTGCCGGTTACTGGGAAGCTAACTGCAGTACGCCGCTTTGCTCTGATTCGGAATAAACAATCAGGCCGGTATATTCGGGAACCACCGAACCATCGTCAGCTTCAAAAGCCGGGATGGTACTTTCGGTGATGGTGTAAGCGGGCTGACCTTCACCCTCGGCAAAGGAGGCAAGACTCCGTATCTGGTCGAGGGTCAGTATAATGCGCGACATAGTGTTCTCCTGATGCTGCTGCCGGTTTAGCCGTCAACCGCCACTGGCGGCCGCAAGTTTGCCTGGTGCAATCCAGACAGAACCGAGATCGTCTTCGGCACCGTCATACTCCGCAAAGCCGAGATAGAACTGGCCTGCGGTGGCCGGAACAGCACGCCCGTCGGCATCAGCCGTCAGCGGGTCACCGGCGACAACATCACCACCATAAATAACCGGGGTCAGCTGGCTGCGAACCACATCGGCGGGTTCCCCGACGCTGGCAGCAACGAGGGTGGTGACACCGATAATCAGCTTGCTGCCATCGACGGCCAGAGTGATTTCGTCCGGCACCGTGCCATGCGTGACCATACGACGCGCAGCCAGTGCCACTTCTGCCTTATGGCAGGTGATCAGACCCGGAATATTCATTGCTGGGCTCCTTTCTTCACGTGGTTAACGGCGTCGGTCATGGAGATGGTGCGACCCTGTTTGGCCTGCTCTGCCTGATAATTCTGTGCGGCAGTGGCCAGCGCGGAAGCATCGGCAAAATCAAGCGCATCATTATCTGCCGGCGGGGTTTTCTCGCTGAAGTCCATCACTTTGGGCTTCTGGCTCAGCACATCGCGCAGCAACTCTTCCGGCGTTTTGTTCACCGTGGCATCACCATCGGCAAAAGACAGCGGCGTGGTATCAAGGCTGAGCAGTACCTCTACCACCGTGTTCTTCTGGCGTGGAAGGATAGATCCGGCTGTAACCAGCCCGTCTGCATAGCTGACAACCGCATCGCGGCGCACCTTCGCATCACGTAGTTTTGCGGCTTCTTCATCCTGGCGCAGTTTATCTTCACGCTCTGCCAGCGCTGTTTCGCGCCGGGCGAGCTCCTCCGCCGTAACGGTGGGCGTTTTGTTCGGGTCCACATTGGTCTCCTCGGCATATGCCAGTGGTGAGATTGACTTACGTTCATCGGTGGCCGAGTCCAGAATCGACTGGATACGCCACTGAGGAATAATGGAATCGGCCTGCTCGATGGTTGTCTCCTGAATCACCCAGTCGCGAATCGACTGAAACAGGCTGGCCAGATTGTCGGCCTCCCACGGCAGGGCAAACTCCAGCGGGCCGTTATCGCCGCTGGCCTCTGCGAACTGCGCATCAGGAAGACCTTTGACGCCAGGAGGGACGGCCCCCAGAAAACCCACGTGGCGGGCATAGAAATGACCGGGTTTCGGGTTGCCGGGGCTGTCAGGCTGATAAATAGAGAGGGAGCGTTTTTTGTAGCTGCCCGCGTTGAAGGCTTCCGCAAAGGCCGGATTCACCTGACGCGGCGCGGCATAGACGATGCCGTCACGGTACTCGAGGCGTTCCGCCCAGCCATACGCCGGAGCGGTCAGGCTCGGATGCCCGATGACAAATGGGGCTTCCGATACTGAAGGGTCGTAGCTGTTGGCCAGATCAATACAGTCTTCAGGGGTGAATGTGATGGTCCGGCCATCCATCGCGGTGTGGGTGCCGGGGGCAAAAACCGCAAGTGTCGCTTTAGCTGTGCTCGTCGTCATGGCTGTCGTCATTCTGGTTGTCAGGGGTTATGGCGACATCATGACGAAACGTGTTCAGGGGGTAATCTGCCCACGGGCAGATAAAAATGAGGTGGAAGGTAAATCTGAGGGCCTGCGCTGGGGAGGAAAAGGGCCGGTAACCGTATTAAAACGTATTATAATACGGGTCGCCAGCACAGATTGCGTCATCGTAGCCAGGCGACCACCAGAACGCGTTACAGGGCGTCTGACGTCGACATCAGTTAAACGCCCCCTGCAGGTAGTTTTTCGCCATATCGATAAGCGTTTCTCCCTCTGATTTTGACACCCCCAGCCACGGGCGGGCCTCAATCTTAATTTTGTAGGCCGCAATGGTGTGCCACTGTGAGTAGTTTGATTTCGACTTACGGACGAACTGACTGGCAACCTTGCCGTTTTTCTTCTGTCGGTAATACGCCTGCTGACTGCGGGCGGCGATTTCGATGGTCCCGCCGAACTGGTGAATGGCACCATAGACCCGGTTCGTACCGAACAGCAGCTCATCGGCATTCACCTGCCAGCGGAGGGTATTTCGCAGATAGCCGTCGCGGGTGAGAACCTTGTCCGCGTTTTTCCGCTTACGCCGCTGGTACCGGGGCTTAAGTGCAGCCCATTCGATACCGTCAGGGGACTTTTGTTCCTGGAATCGTTTCTGGTGAAACTCAAGCAGGCGCTCTCCCATTGAACGCAGCAGCGGTGCCGGGCGCATCATTTCGGTCCGGGCATCCCACAGTCGGCTCAGCGCATCCTGAGCATCAAACGTCAGCGTCACACCCGACATCGTCAGTCCTCCCGCGACCACAGGCGGATACCCTGTCGCAGCGACTGCAGCAGCGTATCGTCAGTTGAAATATTACCGGCCCAGCCATCGCGCCCGGTGGCGAACACTACGGACAGTGGGTTCGCCTCACCTTCCTGCTGCAGGCGGGCCAGGTAATAACGCCTTACCAGCGACTGCTGCTCTTCCGGCAACCAGACAATCTGTGCCCAGATTTCATCGGGGTGTTGAATGGTCTCTGCCAGTTGCAGAGCCTGCGCCAGTGTCAGCGGTATCTGACCCTGACCCTCCGGCGACGCGAACATGTCGCTGCCGATGGCAATGCGCTGGCCCGTCGGGTCGCGGAACGCCGCATCACGATCAGCGGTCACGCCGAACAGCTGCAGGAAGGCATCCACCGCGTCAGTATCATCTTCAGGTACCGGAGCCGGACGGGGCGCTGGCAATGGTGCCGGTGTAGCCGGAGCTTTCGCCACTGGCGTGAACGGTCCGTCGCCGACCGGACTGCCACTCCGGGGCGGTGGCACTTCGCTGAAATACCGGCTGCGGCCCGGGGTATGCTCAAAGCCCGGGTCAATCCCTTCCGGCACAATAACGGTCCTCGGGCCACCCGGGCTGCGCTGGCCAATCACGCGGGCAATGAATTTAACCGGTGGCGCAGTATCCGGACCGTCTTTGCCCATGCGACGCAGGTCGTCTTCGGTGCGGGCAATCACGCTGCACTGGCAACCCCAGGCATTGATCGGGAAATGGTAAATCCACCACGGGTCATCCGCCCGCAGCACCATGCCGTTCCAGCCCAGATGCTCCTGGCGGGGATGCTCCACTGCATCGCTGTGGACATACTCCCAGTAGGGATGGGTGTCGCGCATGTCCATCAGCTGCTGGTAGCGCCCGGCCATGTAAGCGCTGCGCAGGTTCGTTTCGTAAATAGTGCGGGAGCGCCACTCAAAGCCGCCGTTATAACTCCAGCCATACCGCGCAACGATGGCCGCAAATTCCTTGCGGAAGGTTTCCAGCGTACCACCGTCAAGACTTTTCTCGACTGCGGTACGCAGGTCTGCCAGCAGGGCATCGCGGTTGGCTCCGGCAACCATAAACTCATTATCGTGCGCGGAGCCATAGACGTCTGTCCAGGCATCGGTCTTCGTACTGAACTTGCGACGGAAGAAGGCGATCTGCTCGCTGAACGGCAGCGAGCCATAGCTGACGTTACCGGCCATTCATTTCCTCCAGCAGATCGTTGCGTCCTGCCAGGGCAGCAGCAGACATCGCGTCGCCCAGAATACGGGCATAGTCATCAAGCGACATATCGGGTATCAGCGCCGTCAGGCCGTCACGCAGCTCGTCGGCGGTCTCCGCTGAGTCGACCAGCGCTTTAATCTGGTTGATCCAGCCGTCCATGACCGGTCGCAGTTCGGTGTTGAGGCGACCGGCCATCAGCGTGGCGGTCTCGTTATGATCCGGGTCATGCTCTGCAAATGACGATGGCGCAGCGCCCCGGGGAACGGATACCGGCTCAGGCTTCGGCTCCCACTCGCCACCATAGGTCTCTTTGACGTAAGCCAGCGTCGGGCGATAGCCGGTGCTCTCGCTGATGGTTTTGTCACGCTCGGACCGGTCTTTCAGGTCTTCCGCCTCTTCGAAGACGCGGGACACCACCGGCACAGCGGCACCAGGGAAGTTAAGCTCGGTAAACCATTTTCCCGGGCCACGGTTCCAGGACTCGCAGATAACATCCGCATCAGCCTTGACGATGGAGTCCAGTACCTTGTCCTGCAGGGACTCGTTTCCGCCGATACCTTTTGCCGCGCCACCTGAGCTGGATATCTGCCCCACCGTCACGCGGCGGATGGCCTCATTCATCGCGTTGTACATCGCCTGGTAGTCAGCCGCACCGGAACGGGCTGCAGACATCAGTTCGACGCTCATCCCCTCGGGCATAATGACACCGCTGTCGGTCGAAATGGCCCGGGTCAGCGCCAGCAGGTTACGTTTCTGCTCCGGCGTGGCCCCTTCGGGATGTTTCCCCGCAACGGTCGGCATCCCGAACTTGTCCAGGAAAATCAGCCAGAACTTGATATCGTTGCGTTTGAAGAATGTCGGCCAGTACAGCCAGTGTGCCAGTCCCAGACCGTAAGGTTCATCATCGTGGTCTGCTCCGGTGGAAAATGACCAGAAATACGGCCCCTCGCAGGGCTCACCGGCCATCATGTTCTGTGGGGTCAGCAGGCGCAGTTCGCCTTTCGGGCTGAAACGGAAGCGGCGACGGTCGCGGACCTTAATGTCGTCAATCCACAATAAATTATCCCGGACACCATAAATCAGCTCTGACACCGCATAGCCATAGAACACGCCATAGTGCATCAGGCGGGTGATGCGGTCGAAGCCCAGCGCGTCTATCTGCTGGCGCATGGCGTCGGCCGCCTCAATATCCACCGGGCGTTCGCCACCGGCCTCGACCTTAATCTCACGGGATATCAGTGCATCCTGACGCTGGCTGAAGGCCGACTTGACCTCATCGTCGCTCAGTACCTCGCGGTAAATCTTCAGGTCAGGTGCGCCGCGATGCTGCAGAACGCTGTCATCGGATAATGCCAGCGCACCAATCCACGGGCGGGTGATATCGCGCCCGTCACCGGTCGAGGCAAACTCGCGCCCCAGTTCAGGACGCGGTGTGGATGAGGGTTTTGATGGCATTTGTCTTTTTTGTTTTTTGCGACTCACAGGAATCCTCCAAAGTCATTAATGCCACGCACGGTACCGAATCCGGTGTCAGTGAATTCCCCGGCGCTGCTGCTGTCGCCGAAGCCTGACAGCACGCGGAAAATATCGCGCTCACCGGTGGACTCAAACGCTATCTCTGTGGCCAGATTCAGGGCGGCATAGTTCGCCAGACAACCGGCAATCGCCGTATCGCCGTGACGCACCAGTTCGGGGTCTTTGAGGTCTTTTTTCTCCAGGCTGGCCACCATCGGCACGCCATCGATGTTTTCCACTGCCCGCAGGTCCTGCGCGGTGTTCTCATCGCGCGGCAGGATGATCATGCTGTCCTCAAACAGTCCGGTGAATTTCGGCATCCAGAAGCCATACCACTTGCGGTTCAGGCTAATCTCCGCGATACGCGGGCGACCATAGCGGTCAGCCGTGTACTCGGCCAGCACCATCCCCGGCCCGGTGGCATCCATCGCACCGCCTGACTGGCGGGGAAGATGCTCGATAAGCCAGAACAGGATCTGCTGCTGCAGCGCTGAAGGCACGTTGTTCAGCTCCAGCAGGAACGGAACATCGCGACACAGGTTCTGCATGATGGCCATCGGTACGATGGAGGAGAAGTGACGGTGGCGGGCGAAGTCCATACCAAACACGTGACGCAGCTCCGGGTTCAGGGTCTCTGCCATCACCGGGCGCAGCTCCCTGTCAATCCAGTCATTACCCCATGCAGCGCGCTCTGCCTCGGTCATATGGATAAAGTCATCATCCAGCGCGAGACGGATGACGGGCCGTTCTTCCGGCATGGCCCGTTCGATCCAGACACCGGGAATACAGATACCGTTACCGTCACGCGGGATGGCGTCCAGCTCCTCGCGCATCGCTGCTTTACGCGGACCATAGGCGTTGCGGATGCGGTTATACCAGGTCTTTTTCCCCTCGACGGTTGCCGTTTCCCCCTTCATGGCGCAGACCCGCTCAAACAGGCCATTCGTCACTGCATCATCGAAGGTGATACGTAACACGGCGGCATCGTCACCGTAGCGCCCCTCTTCGATATCCTTACAGAACTGGTGGAACGGGTTATTTTTGCCGTTCTCTGAGCTGATGACCACAATACGCCCGCCCCAGATAAGCAGCGCGGTGGCCGCATCCAGTACCCCCTGAACGTCAGCATGGAATGCGGCTTCGTCGATAACCACCACGCCCTGCAGACCACGGATGTTGGCCGGACGGGATGAGAGCGCAGCCACCTGGAACCCGCTGGCGAAGCGGACCCGATAGGCCGCAATCATCCGGGTGTTGCCCTGTTCGTCCTGGTCTTCAAAGAGGAATTCTTCAATCGACGAGACGTCCTGCGCCTGCTGGGCTGCGATGACGCGGGCGAACTTGGCCACGTAGCCAATGAACTCCAGACCTTTCTCTTTGGTATCGCCGATGTAATAGACGTTATCGCCGCCAGCCACTTTCTGGGCACCGGCTATCAGAGTGGAATTCAGCCCCCATGCGAAGGTGATACCGGTTCGACGGCCTTTCGGGATAGCCAGAATGGACACATCAAATTTGAGGCATTCCACCTGGTGGGCCATCAGCACGCCTTCAGCAAACGGGTTGAAGCCGAACGGGATTTCCCGGGCCCGCGCCGGAAGCTCATCCCATTCAACGGTACGGATAGTTGACGCTAATGGTTTCATCACTTGATCCCCAGCACGCGCTCACGCCAGAACTGCACCTGATCTTCGCTTAACCCCTGCGCTCTGGCCGTCTCTTTCAGATTCTCTTCCTGCTCACGCAGCAGACGCTCGCGGGCGGCACGTTCAATCTCGCGGCGCTCATCGAGACTGGCCTTACGCGACTGCAGGACGTCTTTTGCAGCCCGGGCAAGGTGGCGCACCGTATCGATATCCGGGTCTTCAGCTTGCTGAGCGGTAAAGGCGGCATGGGTGGTGAGTGTGGTGACGGCCTGAACCATCAGGGCTCCGGCGCGTTCGTCGGGATTCTCTCCCAGCTCACTCACCAGCAGGCGGGCCATCTGGTCCTGCTCGCGCATGCGACTGACCATTTCGCCAAACGTCTGCTTATAACGACCCAGCGCACTGCGGCTGGGTGCGTCCTCGCCCGGGAAGTGCTCGTGGATATCGGCCAGCAGCTCATCCAGCGTCATACGATCTTCCCGCAGGCGGCGCTCGATATGGGCGCGGACGTCAGGTTCCAGACGGTGAATCGTGGACTTTCTTCCCATATCAGCCTCCCGCACCGGGACGCTTCACACCAGGCACAATCGCCCGACCCGCAGCCACATCAGCGCCGCGTTCGGTCAGGCGGGCAACCAGCACCGTTCCGATATCTTCAACCGTCACCAGACCCTGCTCTTCAAGCCAGCGCAGCTCTGATTTAATCTGATCGCGGCTGGGGGCGTGGCCATAGCGGGTCAGCGCCTGGTAAATGACGGAACTGTTGGAGCTGTAACTCGGCATTTCGGATAAAAAACGCAGCATGACGAGGCGCTGGTCCTCACGCAAAAAACTGGCAAAGTTCATGGGTCCTCCGTTATTTCTTCTGCAGCAGATAGGCTTCGATATTCTCAGTACGACGATAGGTGGCCGCTATCTGCTCCTGCATCCCGTGCATCTGGGCTTCAGTACGGCTCAGTTTTGCGATGAGCTCGGTGATTTGCGACTGCGTTGGCACCGATTTAATTTGCGCCTCAACGGTGGTGATGCGGGTGCGCAGCTCCAGCAATTCCTTCTGGCTGGCGGACTGACGACCAATCAGCCAGGTATAGACACCGACTACCGCCATCACTGCCCATTGCAAAAATGCCCAGTCGAATCTCAGTTCATTTATTCCCACAGTTACCCTCCTGGGCACACTTGATGACTTCAACCAGCTGACCGGCGCACAGGCCGTACTGGTCATATAACAGCTTCTGAGCAACCGCGAGATCGTCCATGCCGCTACTTGCCGGAAATACCGGACGAGGACATGGTACGGTCATCCTCGCTGGCAAGACCCGAGGAAGCGGCTGTTGCTGCTCTCTCCCGGGCTCCGGCGAGTTCCTGCATGACGTCAGCATCAAACCTGCAACCAGCACGACTGGCAGCGTTCTTTTTGAGAGCCTCACGAATGGCCTCCGTGGATTTTTCATCCGCCTGCTGGCGGGCGTTGATTTGTTGTGCCAGTAACGTGCTGGCCTGATTTGCCTGCGCAGTCAGTTGCCTGGCCCCGTCGATAAACTGATTCAGGGAGTCGGCGGCCTGCTGCGTTTTCTGATTCGCAACCTCAAGGCGCACATCCGCTTCCCCGCGCTCGTATCCCTGATGCCAGATAAACCAGACCGACCCCAGTATCAGCGCTGCCCACAACAGGTAACGGGCGATCACTTTCACCCACTCAGTCGACGTCATGGCATTCTCCCGGTCCCCAGCCCGCGGCCAGATAGCGCGGTTGCCAGGTGTAGATGATTTTCAGGGGGTAGCCCCGGTTCTCGCGAAAGTTGGCAGCGCTGCGGCCTGCATTCACCTTTTCGACCTGGTTCCAGTAACGACTGGCATCCAGCCCGCGACTGGTGGCCAGCTTCCGGTCTTTCTGGACCCAGCCCAGACCGCCGTTATAGGCCGACAGCGCAAAAGCCATGCGGTCACAGTCGCTGGCGGTGCCGGTGATACGCTGCCAGTGCCAGCGGTTGTACTGCACCAGCGCCCGCATGGCCCACGACGGGTTGTAAGGCTGATGGTCTTTCAACTGGTCGGGGTAAATGCCGGCAATCCAGCTGGCGGTAGCAGGCATAAACTGTGCCAGCCCCTGCGCTCCGACCGGAGAACGGGCGCGGGCGTTCCACTGGGATTCCTGATGGATTTGGGCGGCGAAGGTGGATACAGGGGCATTAAGCCCCCAGACAGCGCGGGCATTGCGGGTCAGCTCGCGCTGGTATTGCCGGGCCTCAACCGGAATGCTGGCCGCGAAGACCGGATGGCAACCACTCAGCAGGCAAAGCAGGATGAGAGACAGGGCGAGTCGGCTCATCGTCAGAGCCCCATCGTCACGCCGATGCAGATCGCCGCGACAATCAGTGCCCGTCGCAGCAGAACAGCGGCAAAAATCAGCTCGTAACCGTGCGAGACAGGAAATTCCACTCTTCCCTCGCAACCGTGAGGAAGTGGTGGAGGGGCATCAGAATGACTGTTATTTCCGGTGCTTCGCTTTTTCGTTTCCCGGTTTTTCCAGTTCTCAGTCAGATAACTCCCCGGGCTGGCATAGGGAAACAGAGCCCGATCAAGGTGGTAGCCGAGAATGGCAGCGATGGAAACCAGAGACAGCTTATACAGTGTGACACCGAGCTGTTCCGGGGAAATGATGGCGATAGCAGCCAGCAGCGCAACGGCAAGGATGATCCAGTTGCGCAGCCGCTGGTGACGGACCTTGTGAAGTAGTGTCATAGGGTTCTCCTGAAGAAGGCCAAAAGGCTGAATAAATCAGGAGTCAGTGTGCGGTATGTCGGGGTGAGGAGTAATTTGCCCCCGGGCAGAATATTTGCAGAGGTACAAAGGTCAGGATGATAAGGCAAAGAAAGAGCGGCCTGCAGGATGCACTAACATCCTGCAGGCCAGTAACACACAGCATGTACCTGTGAGTCACATCATGGCTCAGTCCGTCTCGCGAGACAGATTCAGCCTACTGCATTTTCATTCAATGAAAAAGGCTTACAGAATATGAAATCTCAGTTTTTGCCAGTTTTACCGTGGATGGGGGGCAAACGCCGCCTGGCCAGACATATTCTTCCGTTATTTCCGTTACACACCTGCTACGTGGAACCGTTCTGCGGCGCAGCTGCGCTGTACTTCATGAAAGAGCCCAGCAAGGTTGAGGTCATCAATGATGTTCACGGTGAGCTGATCAATCTCTACCGGGTGATCAAACATCATCTTGATGAATTTGTCAGGCAGTTCAGATGGGCGCTGGTCAGTCGCCAGATATACCGCTGGATGAAGGATACCCCGGAAGAAACACTGACCGATATTCAACGGGCAGCTCGCTTCTTCTACCTGCAGAAACAGGCTTTTGGCGGCAAGGTGGCCGATCACACCTTTGGCACCACTACCACCAGTGCACCACGCCTTAACCTGCTGCGCATCGAAGAAGAACTGTCGCTGGCTCACCTGCGGCTTTCCAGAACCACCATTGAGCATCTGGACTGGGCTACCTGCATTAAGCGGTACGATCGCCCCCATACGCTTTTTTATTGTGACCCGCCGTACCTGAAAACGGAGGGATATGGCGTTGAATTTGGGCTGGAGGAATATGTGCGCATGGCGGAACTGGCACGAACCATCAGCGGGAAAATGGTTATTTCGGTTAATGATATCGAAGAAATGAGGGAAACCTTTGCCGGGCTGCGGATTCAGACGGTCGATATCCGCTACAACCTGCAGACAACAGGTAAAGCTGAACTCAAGCGAGAGCTAATTATCTGTAATTTCTGATGTCTAAGTCACGTAAGACCTATATTTGGCCTTACGTGACAGTTACTTAATTCCAGTATAAGTCTTGGGATGATGTTCATCTGCACAGTCTTTGTTCCAGTAAATGTACTCAAATAAAGACTCGGGTTTTTCTGTTTTTTTTGCGCTAACTGCTGATGATCTAAGGCCTTCGTTTTCATAAGCTGAATGGATAACAGATGGTTTACTTTCAGAGTCGACATCTACAAGATTCACTATAAATCTTGTCTTACCTGTATAGGCACCAAACGCATTTTTGCCATTAACAGAGCCACATACAGTAAAAAACTGGTAATTCACCTTTTTCTTCGAGTCATTAGATTTGTTTGTAGTACCTTTTTCTCCTCTATGGACAAACACATCCGAAAACTTTGCGGCATCAGGGTCCATCAATTGCTCAGCAATTGTACTTTTTGCAACCTTAATGACTTTTTCATCGGTAGAGTCGCATCCCAACAACGACAAACACAAAGCAAGGGTTAACAAAAAGCGCATATCCATTCCTTTAATCACAGTTCTACATAAGCCCATTATTTAGTCTTCTGTAACAGTCGGGGGAAGACCTTTTTTATACTCAAACAGATTGACTACATTATCATTGCCGACACCAGCTCTTATCCTGCGAACTTGTTCGGTTTTGGTTGGACGAGGACTTTGCCGACTTCAAGAATCGCCCTCCGTTGCTCGGGCGTCATCTCATCAAAAGCATCTAATAAAGCCTGCTTTTCTTGAGATAGATGCTTCCGTTCGGGAACATTTCCTATACCTAAAAGTAACCAACTCGGATCTACTTCAAATCTCAATGCAACATCACGAAGCAAGGTTGCATCAGGCGAGCGCTCATTATTTTCATATCGAATGAGAGTTGTACGCCCTATACCAAGCTGCTTGGCAAATTCCTCTTGAGTCAAACCACCCCTTACGAGCTGGATTCTTCCCCCTATCGTTTTCTCGTCTGGGGGGGTGCTGTTTCTTGCCATAAAGTACCCAAATGGTGACAAATATCTCTTGATTAAATTCCCGTTCGGGAACAATATAACATGCATAAGGCAAACATCATTGCACTAAAAAAGGAGACAACGATGACTGCAGAACAAGTCAAAACTCTCTTTCGCCAGCGTGGGATCACTTTCACCAGTTGGGCAAAAGAGCATGGCTATTCCCGGAACGAGGTCTACCGGGTTCTCAACGGCCAAACCAAAGCCAACTACGGTAAATCGCACGAGATCGCCGTTAAGCTAGGCCTTAAATCCGGCAACGTTGCAGCCTGAAATATCTGCAATAAGTGTAACAGTGTTTCGTATATAGAAAAGAGGTATGTGACATGAACAAGGTAATCACATCCACATCCGGTGGTCGCATCCTGCGGGTGCTCAAAGCGCTTAAAGGTGCCTCACTGACAGGCCGCTCCAACAGTGAGCTTGCTAAAGCACTGGACGAATCACCGGCCAATATTAACCGCGCCCTCAACACCCTTATTGAAGAAGGGCTGGCCCAGAAGCTGGACAACGGTCGTTTCGCTCTGAGCGTTCAGCTGCTGCAAATTGCCCTTGCTCACAGCAATGAAATGGCCCGCGCTCAGGGCCGCATTGATGAGATGAACCAGCGCATCGTCTCTGGTAGTCACTAATTAAGGAAAGACACAAATGGCACGTACCAAATCGCAACCTGCTGAATTAATACCGGACGTAACGTTAAATCCAGAACTGGAGGCTACCCAGAACCTGATGGCCAACGTCAGCAGTCAGATGAATGACGAACGTGACCTGCTGAACCAGCTACTGGGCCAAGCTCAGATGGCAGATGCGTTCGCGAAATTTTCGAAGACCGTCTTCATTTCCAAACTCGCGTTTGTAAAAGAAAATAAGCTTTATCAATCACTTTCAAGCAAAAGAAGTGAAGACGGTCTTCAGTATAAAGGTACATGGGAAGAATTTTGCAATTTGCTGGGATGGGTACCTCAGCATGCTAATGAAGCAATCGCCAATTTAACATCCTTCGGCGAAGAAGCCCTTGAATCCATGTCCCGCATGGGCATCGGCTACCGCGAGCTGCGCCAGTTCCGTCGCCTGCCGGAAGACCAGAAAAGCGCCCTGATTGAGGTGGCCAAAGAAGGCGACAAAACCGCGCTGCTGGATCTGGCCGAGGAGATGATCGCCAAACATGCACGCGAGAAGGAAGAGCTGAAGACCGACCTTGAAATTAGCCGTCAGATGCTGGCCGAGAAAAAAGAAGAACTCGGCACGATGCGCAATGAAAAAGAGGAACTCAAATCCCGTCTGGTTCGCCGTACCACCACTGAAACACCGGACGAAGAAGGCGTGGCGCTTGAGACGGAAGTCACCGGCTTTAAAAGCGGGGTTCTCAGCGCGTTCTTTGACCTTAAAAGCGGCTTCAACGCCCTGACCGAGCACACCGAACGCACCGGCATCAACCATACCGGCATGATGGCGGGCCTGCTCGATGACCTTCAGGCGCAGTTTGAAGAGCTGCGTCAGGAATTCAGCCTGCCGGAAGCCCGCGAGACCAGCGTGATACCGGACTGGGTAAAAGAAGCACAGCAAGAGGATGAAAATAATGGATAAAACCACCGCTGTTATTGACTCACCAGAGGCGCTGGGCGCTGCCCTGTGCCGCCATGTACCTGATATGGCCAACGGTTTCACCATCACCACCCGGGACAGCCAGCTGCAACTGACCATAACCGCCGAAGATACCAGGCCCTTCATGGTAGCGATGGAACGCTTGCTGAAGGGCAAAATCCGCCAGATTCAACGCGGGCATCAGGGGCGCGTACTGGACAGCAAACTTGCTCAGATTAACCAGAGCGGCGAGAAACTGACTGCTGCCGAAATCGCTCAGAAATACTACCAGCCTCAGACAGCTCACCCGTTGTCGGCCATGCAGAAGCGTGATTATGCGACCCGGCATATGAGCCAGGAAGAACTGAATACAATTCTGGATTACGCCCTTGAACAGGGTATGCCGGAACAGATGCTGTCACCGTTCCGGAATGGCGTTAAAACCCGGGAGCAGGCCCGCAAGCTTGAGCTTTCCTACTATGCATGGGTCGCATTAGAAAACATCAGGGACTTTCATCGTCAGAGGTCCCGCAGGGACGATCAGAAAGAGACGTCCGAAGTATCGGGTCAAGATGCCGGGTCCCCCGGCTGTAGTCAGCAAGATCCCGTACAGCCCGAAGCAGGTGGTCAGGAGCCGAATGATTCTCCATCCCCATCAGACAAAGGTCCAGGTACCCGGCAAAGTCCAGGCGATCAAACGAACTCTCTTTGATGATGAGGTACTGAACGATGAGATCAAACGTATACCCCCACGGTGCCGGTGAATATCCGTTAAGTGATGCTTCGGCATCCCCGGCAAGTTTCCTGATGTCAGTTGCGAGGGACGTCAACTCCCCGGCAATGTCAGCAGGTGCATCCTGGTCTCGTTCTATTTCTCTGGCTACGGATCGGGCGTCAACAGCTCCCGTTTTGTGCAGGGCCTCAACGAGTTTTCTGAAGGCAAAACCCAGGGCTTCGGTACTTTCTGTCATAAAAACATCCTCATTTTTTATGGGGGCAGAATGAATCCAGTACTGACTCAACGCCTTGTTGCCATCGCCGAAGCGGCCAGCGCTGCCGGGCATGGCAAAAAAGAAGCAGTGTATCAGGCCGCCTGCGAGGAATTGTGTATGTCACGTGCCACATTGCTCAAAAAACTGAATGCCGTCCGCCTGCAGAAGCCGAGAAAACAGCGCTCTGACGCCGGTGATTCCGCGCTGACCCGCGAGGAGGCGATGACCATTTCCGGCACCCTGATGGAAACCATTCGCGGGACGGGCAAGCGTAACCTCAGCGTGGAAAAAGCCATTAACAGCCTGCGCGATAACGGTCTGATCGTCAGCGGCAGGCTTGATGAGACCACCGGTGAGATTGTGCCGCTGTCGGCCAGCGCCATTATCCGCGCCCTGCGCCAGTACCGCCTGCACCCTGACCAGTTGCGGGCACCGGCTCCGGCAGTGCAGCTGGCCAGCCGTCACCCGAACCACGTCTGGCAGCTGGATGCGTCCATCTGCGTGCTTTATTACCTCAAGAATCCGGCCAAGGGGGTTAAAGGTGATACCGGGCTGCGCATCATGGATGAGAAGGAGTTCAACAAGAACAAACCCGCCAACGTAGCCAAAGTCGTCAATGACCGCGTCTGGTCTTTTGAAGGAACTGACCACACTACCGGGTGGATCTACCTGGAGTACCGCTTCGGCGGCGAAACCACCGAGAACTTCACGTCTGTGCTCATCAATATGATGCAGGAGCGTGGCGGCGCTGACGTGCTGCACGGGGTACCAAAGGTGCTGTTCACCGACCCCGGCGCAGCCCTGAAGTCCCCCACGATGGGCAATCTGTGCCAGGCGCTGGGTATCAGGCTGATTGCGCACAAAGCCCGCAACGCCCGGGCCACCGGCTCGGTGGAAAAGGCCCGTGACATCCTCGAACGGGATTTCGAACACGGTCTGCGCTTCTGCCGGGTTGAGAGCATCGACGAGTTGAACCGTCTGGCGCGTCTGTGGCGGATGAAGTTCAACCGCACGGCCATTCACAGCCGTTACGGCATGGCCCGCACGGATAAATGGTTGCTGATCACCGAAGAGCAGCTGGTCAAGGCCCCCTCTGTTGAGGTCTGCCGGGAAGCAGCGGTGTCAGCGCCGGTCAGCTGTAAGGTGGACAGCTTTGTCCGGGTACGTTTCCGGGGGCGGCAGTACGACGTTTCCGCTGTGCCGGGTGTCTGTGTGAATGACCGCGTGATGGTTGCCCGCAACCTCTACCGGGACGATCAGGCTCAGGTGGTGATGACCGGTGAGGATGGTCTGAAATCCTTCTTCCTGGTTGACGAGGTGCAGAAAGACGAACACGGCTTTGCCGTTGATGCCCCGGTTATCGGTGAAAGCTTTAAACCGCTGCCGCAGACCGTCGCCCAGCAGCATCTTGATGAAGTCGAACAGCATGTCTTCGGTACCACCAGTAAAGAAGAGACCGAGGCTGCGAGAAAAGGCAAAGCCCTGCCGTTCGGTGGGCGTTTCAATCCTTACCTCGATATTGAACGCGACGATCACCCGACCTACCTGCCAAAACGCGGCCAGGAAAGTCAGATTCGTGGCCCGCGCATCGAGCAGCGTCCGTTATCCCATGTTGAGGCGGCTAAATTACTGCGTGAACGTCTGACGGCTGCTGGCCATAGCTGGTTCCCGGAACACTACGCGCAGCTGGTCAGTCGCTTTCCGCAAGGCGTTCCTGCAGAAGATATTGACGCCATCGCGCAGGAGCTGGCCGGGAACAAAGCGCCACGACTCAGCATCGTTAACGGTCATTAACCGGAGGCACCCATGCTGGTACTGAAAGACCTGATGAAACAGCACGGCATTGAACAGACGGAAGTCGCTGCAGCAGCAGCTGTTTCGCAGCCCGCCGTTTCACAGCTGATTAACCACGGCATCTGGCCGAAGCGTCGCCCTGAAGAAGTGCGGCAGAAGATTATGACATTCCTGGCATCACGCGGGCTCGGGGAGGAGTTATCCCGGGCGTTTGATGAGGTACTGACGGCGGAACCCGCCAGTACCTCTGTCCCGCAACAGGCAGATAACGAAGAGGACGAAAATATGTTACTGGCAAAACAGGTATTAAATCCAGTCACCAAAAAGCAATTCGGTATTTTCCGTGACCCGTTCGCGGATGACGCCATGCAGAGTTCAGAAGATGTGTTCACCACGCCGGATATTCGCTACGTGCGCGAGGCGCTGTATCAGACGGCGCGTTTCGGTGGTTTTATGGCGGTTATCGGGGAATCCGGCGCGGGGAAAAGCACGCTGCGCCGCGACCTGATTGAGCGCATTCACCGTGAAAATGCGCCAGCTATCGTCATTGAGCCCTACATCATCGCGATGGAGGACAATGACAACAAAGGCAAGACCCTGAAAGCGGCCAGCATTGCTGAAGCCATCATTAACACCATCGCGCCACTGGAGAACGTCAAGCGCAGTCAGGAGGCCCGGTTCCGCCAGTTACACCGCGTGCTGAAGGACTCCAGCAACGCCGGTTACAGTCACGTTCTGGTGATTGAGGAGGCACATTCACTGCCACTGCCCACGCTGAAACACCTGAAACGCTTCTTTGAACTGGAGCATGGCTTTAAAAAACTGCTGTCCATCGTGCTGATTGGCCAGCCCGAACTGGCGATGAAACTGTCTGAACGCAACCAGGAAGTCCGTGAGGTGGTTCAGCGCTGTGAAGTGGTTGAACTGCTGCCGCTGGACACAGAGCTGGAGCGCTTTCTGACGTTCAAATTCGAACGTGCCGGAAAACCAATAACTGATGTGCTGGATAACACCGCTGTCGACGCCATCCGTACCCGCCTCAGCAACAATATCGGTGGTCGCAGAGGGGTTGTCAGCCTGTTATATCCTCTGGCGGTCAGCAATCTGGTGATTGCAGCCATGAATATGGCGGCGCAGCTCGGTGTTCCGGTTGTTAATGCCGACGTTATTAAGGCGGTTTAAATGAAAACAATACCGAACGTTAATAAACAGCTGGCTGATTTGATGAATGCCATTGCCGCACTCAATGCAATGAATACGCCTGTCACCAGCATCATGATTTATTCAGGAAAGCCGGTTATTCGTGTTTCTCGCGACAGTCCGTGCGTCAGTCATTTCAGGGGGAAAAAGTCGGGTTATACCATGACCGGTATTGACCATCAGGGGCGTTACCGTCAGGGGGAAGTTGAGATGTATGGTTGCAGGGTTATCTGGTCAGAATCATTACTTCACTGAAGGGAAAATATAATGGCAATAAAGATAGAGATTTTAATCGCGCTGACGCCAGAAGGATTTATCTATTGCAAAATGACCGGCGCAAATACAAAAGACGCGAGTGAAAGTGAGCTGGCGACGCTTGAGTCATTAAAGCCTGTTGTAAATGAATCTGTTCTCAACAAACTTAAACAGAGCGGATATCGGGTTGCAGCTGATTATCTGCAGCCTTCCGGCAAATCACATTAAACACTGAGGTCATATTATGACGACGATTAATCAGGACGAATATATGAAAGACCGTAAAGGTCGCCTGGTTCCGATAAGCCAGATTTCTGATTACGATCTGGCAATGGACAGCTTTGTCCGGGAGCAGGTTGCTGCAGCGAAGGTCAAGAATGCTGATCTGAGTGAATTTAAAGACCGTGCGTTTAACGAATGCTACGCCTGGCTTGACCTTGTGGCAGAAAAATTCGGCAGAACGCGGGGCGGTGCCAAGGGCAATGTGACATTCCCCACCTTTGACGGTAGCCAGCAAATTACCATCCGTGTACAGGAAACACTGACGTTCGGGCCGGAGCTGCAGATAGCCAAGGAACTGTTTGATGAGTGTGTTACCGACTGGTCGAAAGGTGCTAATGCCAACCTGCAGGCGATTGTCACCGATGCCTTCCAGGTTGATAAAGAGGGACAACTGAACACCGGGCGTATTCTCTCCCTGCGAAGGGTAAAAATTCAGGATGAGCGCTGGATTAAGGCAATGGATGCCATATCGGAATCGCTGCAGGTGGCTATGTCCAAAACCTATATTAATTTCCGGGAGAAAGATAAGTCCGGGAAGCTGGTTAATATACCGTTAGATATCGCTGCTATTTAATTTATTTCTCAATTTCTTTTTAATCCGGCGTCAGTGCCGTGGGATTCTGCACGCCGGATTTAGCCATAGGACTATTTATGCTGACATTAGCCGGTTTTATTTTACTGGTATCAGCCTGCGGAACAGATGCCTGTGACGCACTGCCTGTTACTGAAGATATCTATCTGAATAAGCAGTCCTGCGAGCTGGTCGCAGACGTCATTCATGAGCGTTCACCGGGCGCTTTATTGATTTGTGGGGAAGTCTGGCGGGAGGAAGAATAAATGTCTCTGTTATGCAAACGTTGCGACAACCCGGTCGATGATCTGGATTTTGAAAAAGCGACCATTATGAAAAATTTGGATGGTACGTGGTGTGTCGATCTGACGCTGAAATGCCCTTACTGCGTGCTTTCTTATAAAGCCATTGTTCCCACCGCTGAATTACAACCTCTGACAGGTGATGAAAATGACAAATGAAACGGAAAAGTACCTGGCTAAAATCAAAAAACTCCTGAATCTGGCCCGTCGCAGTTCGAATTCTCATGAAGCAGCCACCGCGCTCAATCAGGCGCAGGCGTTGATGCGTAAACATAAACTGAGCCAGAATGATGTCGATCTGATGGATATCACCTGCAAGGCCAGTAAAGGTGCGCCGTCCCATGCCCGGAGTATTCCTCAGTATATGACTATGCTCGGTCAGTTAATTTGTGAAGCGATGGGAACCCGCTGCTATTATTCATTCCGGCGTAATTTCCGCACCGACAAACTACAGAATAGTGTCATATTTTACGGGCCCGACGAGCGTCCTGAAATTGCCGCTTATGCTTTTGATGTACTTTCCCGTCAGATGGTCAAAGCCCGACGTACCTTTATTGGGTCACTGCGCAAAAACATCAAACCCATCACCAAAACGGCCCGGGCAGATCAGTTCTGTGAAGGCTGGGTAAACGGGGCTTATCAGGCTGTAGAGCCATTCGTTGTCACGAGTACCGAAAAGACACTGATGGCAGCGTTCCTGGCGAAGCTGAAGAAAGAGCAAGGCGCAACTGACCTTGAATCCCGCGAAGCTAAGAAGTGTCGTGGTGGTGAAGATGCAGCGGAAGCCGGTTTCAATGAGGGTTTAAAAGCGCGTTTAAATCACGGCGTATCCGGTAAAGATTCGGCCCTTTCTCTGGAGTACAAGTCATGAAGCTAACTGTCGGGAATATTCTTTTATTGTGCATGCTGGGCTGCATCGTCATCTGGGTTGCAGTCGGGTTTATCGGTTATTACACCGTTATCGCTGCCCTGGATTATTTTAATAAACCGTAAGAGGCTTACATATATGAATAAAAAACTCATAGCTGAAGCCTCCCGTTTTCAGTCATCGCAAGAGCGGAAAGGGTTCTGGTGGTTAATTCTGGGAACTGTATTTACTGCTTTAACCGGCTTCTTCATTTTTAATTTACTTTGATGGAGATAAAATGATTATTGGCGCACTGATTTTAACCATTGCCGGCCTTTTACTCACCATCATGGCTGGGTATTTGTCGGCAAATAATCTAAGCCCTTTACCAGCCATGCTGGGTGTCATCGGTACAGTTATTGTTATTGCAGCACTTGCCCTGGCTCATGGTCCTGGCAAGGTCAATACCCCGGATTCGCCCGTTGTTACTCAGGAGGCAGGTAAATGACCCGTTCTCAGTTGATTAAGATCATCCATGTGGCAAAGCGTGAGCTGCGCATGGATGACGATACATACCGCCAGTTGCTGAATACCTACGCTGGCATTGAATCCACGCGAGAAATGAATATCGGGCAACTGAACCAGATCCTCGATGCGATGAAAAAAATCGGGTTTAAGGTCCGTACTCAGAAGAAAGAAAAGCTCACGGCCACCGACGATCAGTCGAAGAAAATCCGGGCACTGTGGCTGGAAATGGCCGACGAAGGTTTTATTCACGACCGCACCGAACGGGCAATCAACGTCTATGTGCATCGCATAACGGGCGTCAGCCGCCTTGACTGGCTCAATACATCGGCAGCAAGCCGTGTGATTGAGACACTGAAGCAGTGGCGGTCACGCGAACGCAAGGCTCTGGAAGAACTGCAGGGCGCAAAGTGATTTCTGGAGGTCACCATGACAACACCAATGGAGCATAAGCGGCATAAACTGCTGTCTGAAGTTGCCGACCACGTTACTGAGACCGGCGTTGATTACGGTTTATCATCCGAACAGGCTGAACAATTGGGGCTGGCTGTGGCAGATTTTCTGGCATCTCACTTTGGCGGGCAAAACTTCACCTTTCCTCGTGACTACGCATATAAGCTGTCTCTGCGTGATATGCAGATTTATGAAGAGTTCCGGGGGAATAACTGGGCTGAGTTAAGTACGAAGTACGGCATTACTGAACGGGGACTACGGAAGTTGATTCACCGTGTACACAAACAAGTGATGGCTCATCGTCAACCACAGTTGTTTTCCTTTGGTGATAACGAGTAAAATTACGGGCAGATGAAGAAATTTCTCTGCCCGATTTCTTTTTCACTGTATGTAATAGATTTACAGAAAGATATCCCACTATTAACCCGAAACCTACGCTATATCCCATTTATCTAGCTTTTCCCTAAGTATTTATCTCACTTCTAATCATCAGAAAATAAAGTTTTTGGGTAAGAGTGGCGACTACGCGAACATGAAAATGGACATGGGCCTTATGCCTGCGCGTGATGGCAACAACTATGGCTTTGAGTTTGTAAAGCGCGACGGAAAGGCATTCCTCAACGTCCAGCTACTGCAAAACAGCATGGATGCCCCGAAGATCATAGGTTCCTTCCCCTGCAAAAAGGTCTCTGGCTAAGCTATAAGGCCGCCTTGGTATGGCGCTCCAAAGGTTAGATCCTGTATATTCCAGATGATTCTAATTGTTAATTCTGGGGTAACTGTAAATGGAAGCGCTGTATCCAATATTGATAGTCTTAGGAGTGGGGGCTGCTATAGGTGCTTATATAACTTATAGGTATTTGATAAGCAAACATAAAAAGGTTGTTGAGTATCTTGAGCTAAGGAATCAAAAATCACTGGCGGCTGAAATTGAAGAAAAAGAAGAAGTAATTGAAAAGTATAAGAATAAAGATATTGCTCGTGAAGTTGAGCATAACAATCTGAAAAACGAGCTCAGGCAGATTATCGAGATAAATAGGATAAAAAGTAAGGAAATCCTCGGTAAGGCTGTCGATTTTGCGTTTGATTTTGAAACCATATTCCGTGAACAGCACCACTCAGCACAAGAAGAGATACAGAAGGTTCTTGATGATACCTACCGATACAAACGTAAGACCCTTCTCGCTTCTGTCACTCTGAGAAACTTCGAGAAAAAACTCGAAGATATCAGAAGAGAAAAAGCAATTTACCAGACGTTAATTGCTAAATATGATTTCTTCCAACTACGCGACCATTCTGACTGGAAGGTGGTAGAAAAAGAATTTAGGGATAAGGTCCTGGAACTGCAGGCTGCACAGGATGAGCGTGACGCCCAGAATGAAATTAAACGTCAAATGCGAGAGGAAAGGCAGCGTGCTGAAGAGTTGGAAAGGCAGCAACAAGAAGCTGAAGCCAAAGAGCAAGAGCTTGAAGCACGGCGCAAAGCAGTAGAAGAAGCGCTATTGGCTGCTGATGAAGAACACCGCCAGGAACTAGAAGAAACCCGCCGTCAGTTGGAGCAAGAGATTGAGGACGTTCACAAGCAGTATGAGCGAGCGAAATCAATGGCTCAGATGACTAAACAGGGCCATGTTTATATCATTTCAAATATCGGTTCATTTGGTGAAAATGTATTCAAAATAGGCATGACGCGCCGCCTTGAGCCACTCGACCGAGTAAGTGAGCTAAGCGGAGCAAGCGTGCCATTCGAATTCGATGTGCACGCAATGATTAGCTGTGACGATGCGCCAGCCCTTGAGTATGCATTGCATAACAAACTAAGCAGTGAGCGAATGAATAAGGTTAACCTTCGCAAAGAGTTCTTTAAAACGGACTTAAACAAAATAATTCAGTGCGTTGAGGAGCATCACGGTAAAGTTGAATACGTTGCAGATCCCGCTGCATTGCAATACTACCGCTCTCTTGAGATAGCAGAAGAAGCCCAAAATAATAAAGAACTATTAGTTGCGTCTTAGATTTTACTAATACATAAAACAGACCCGCTTCGGCGGGTTTTTTAATGCCCGGAGTAAAGTAATGGCGATATCCGATAAAACCCGAAGTGGCGCGCTGGCGGAGGTACTGGCGTCTGAGCGAAAGGTGCTCAGCGAGCAAATGCGTGTTGCAATGCCCGGTATCATCCAGTCTTTCGATCCTGATGCTGTGACGGCTCTTGTTCAGCCGGCGATCCGCTACATCGAGCGTGACAACGACGGCAATACGTCAACGCAGGATTACCCGCTGCTGGTGGATGTTCCTGTCGTATTCCCTCGCGGTGGTGGCTGCACGCTGACATTTCCCGTTAAAGAAGGCGACGAATGCCTGGTTATCTTTGCCGACCGCTGCATTGATTTCTGGTGGCAGAGCGGCGGCATACAGGAGCCGGTAGACGGGCGTATGCATGATTTGTCTGATGCGTTCTGTATCGTGGGCCCGCAGTCGCAGGCGAAGAAAATCAGCGGTATCAGCACCACGGCCGCGCAGCTGCGTACCGACGACGGCGCCGCATTCATTGAACTGGCCGCCGGCGGCGCAGTGACCATCACCAGCCCACAGATAACCATCAACGGACCCCTGCAGGTCAATGGCGAAATCACATCAACCGGCGATCAGGTCGCTGGTGGCATCAGCCAGATCGGTCATACCCACGGCGGCGTTGAGCCTGGCGGTGGTAGCACAGGGGTACCGCAATGAGATATCGACGAGAGGATGATGACGGTGATTACACATTCGGCCAGGGCGATGATACCTGGCTGGTGAACTCTCCGGAGGTCGTCGCGCAGGCCATAAAAACGCGATTCCTGCTCTGGTACGGTCAGTGGTTCCTCGACACAACTGAGGGAACGCCCTGGATTCAGTCAGTCCTCGGCAAACAACGACCGGATACCTATAACCTGGCTATCCGCCGGCGCATCCTGGAAACGCAGGGCGTTAGCGGCATCACCGAATTTAACACCGAAGTTGATGGCCGTACGCGGCGTGTAACGTTCACAGCAACGGTGGAAACCATCTACGGGACAACCACAGTAACCTCGGAGGCGTAATGTCTTTGGACCTCGACACACTCGGCTTATCGGCAACGGTAACCGCTGAGGGGATAAGTGCGCCCGATTATCAAACGGTACTGGATACCATAACGGGATATTTTCAGCAGATTTACGGCAGTGATTCCTATCTCGACCCCGACAGCAAAGACGGACAGATGGTGGCGCTGGTGGCTCTGGCCATTCACGATGCCAATAACACCGCCATAACAGTTTACCGCTCTTTTTCCCCGTCAACGGCACTGAATGACGCACTGACGAGCAACGTTAAAATTAACGGTATATCTCGCCGGGCTGCGACAAATTCTACAGTCGATGAATTGCTGGTGGGCGAGCCAGGAACGATCATCACAAACGGTTCTGTTAAAGATACTAACGGTATCATCTGGAACTTTCCTGCACAGGTAGTGATCGGTATTGATGGGACGGCGATTGCTACAGCTACGTGTACCACTCCGGGAGCGGTTGCTGCGTTGGCTGGTTCAGTTAATAAAATTAATACCCCGACACGAGGATGGGTGTCAGCGACTAACCCGCTAGCGGCCACTGTGGGTGTCGCTGCTGAAACTAATGCTGAACTACGTGTGCGACAATCTCAGAGCGTTGCGTTGCCGTCTGTCACGCCATTTGAAGCTGTTGACGGAGCGATAGCAAATATTGAGGGCGTAACGCGTCACAAGCTGTATGAGAACGATCAGGACACACCTGATGCTAATGGCCTCCCTCCACACTCGATAGCCGCCATTGTCGAAGGAGGTGACGCAACAGTCATTGCTAACACTCTTCGCGGAGTTAAAGGTCAGGGTTCCACACCATTTGGTAGTACGGTAATTATCGTTCCAGATAAGTACGGGAGCCCTCACCCTGTCGGATTCTCACGACCAGTTGATGTTCCTGTTTTTGTGAAAATTACCATCAGTCCACTGACGGGATACACCTCGCAGGTAGGGGACGAGATAAAAGCAGCCGTGGCTGCGTATATCAACTCGCTGGCCATTGGCGCCAGTGTCCTGCTGAGCCGCATTTACTCTCCGGCAAACCTGGGCGTAGTTAGCGGCGGAAATTCCAGATATTACGACATTACCGAATTGCTGATTGGTACCTCTTCGGCAGGAGTGGCAGCGACCAATATCGTAATAGATTTCGATCACTCCGCATCCTGCAGGGTTGCGGACATTAATCTGGAAGTGTCTGTATGAGTAAATACACTGACAGGATAACGAACTATCACGCAGGGAAACCTAAGTTTTTTGCACACATCGACCTCTCAACGCGACCGCTAATCGACGTTTCAGCTGCAATGACAAGCATGATTCAGGATTTTGACATTGATACCGCCATCGGCCAGCAGCTGGATATTTTGGGTGAATGGATAGGCCGCAAGCGCAGGGTCAGGACGCCTATCTCTGGCGTGTATTTCTCGTGGGATACAGAAAAACTTGGCTGGGACCAGGGCGTCTGGCAGGGACCTTTCGATCCTGATGATGGGTTTCTTGACCTGAGTGACGAAGTTTATCGACTGGTGCTAAAAGTCAAAATTGCTATTAATAACTGGAACGGGCAGAACGACACATTGCCTAAGATTCTCGACAATGCCCTGACAGGATCGGGTATTCGTATGGCAATTGTCGATAATCAGGATATGTCCATTTCTATATGGATACTTCCTGACCCTACGGTTGTTATCAGTGAAATTGACAGGATGATTCTCGATAGCGCAGTTAATAAGGGGCCATTCATCGCATTACCTCCCGGTTACATTCCATCTCGCTATGACCTGAATCCCATCGATCAGGTTAATGCTGAACTATGGTGGGCTATCCAAAACGGATATATGACAGTTAAAGCTGCGGGTGTAAAAGTGAGAGAAATACAGATTCCGTCAAATGGTGGCTATTCTTTTTTTGGTTTTGATGTAGATAACGAATATATATCCGGATTTGACTCTGGAAACTGGGGAGAAGATTTATAATGCCTACCAATGATTTTAAAGCTTTTGCAACTGGAAACAGCGCAAACGTAATTTCTCAGGCTGATTATTTAGCCCTTGCTGCGTTAGTTAGCGGATTTTCATCTGGTAAGGCTTCTTCAGCACAGGTGAATAAAGCTCTCAGGCAGGCTACGGTAATGGCTAACGTCCTTGCTCAATTTATCGCAGACTCAGCAAATGTAGATGTGCTGGATAACGGTAATACAGCAGCAATTCTTTCTAACCTTAAAAATAGTATGCCAGGTCGCCTTCTGGGTGTGCAAGTTGTTACCAGTAGCGCGCTAATTACTAAATCAGCCGGTGCAAAAAGATGGCGCATCAGAGCTCTGGGAGCGGGGGCTGGAAGTTCTGCTGCTCCGGCTACCGCCGCTGGGCAGGTTTCGATAAGTAATGGCGGCGGGGCTGGCGCATATGCTGAGGGCATCTACGATGTATCCGCATTATCATCGGTCACGGTGACGATTGGCAGCGGTGGCGTGGGTGGCACAGCAATTTCACCAAACGGAGGGGATGGTGGGACAACATCCGTAGGTACTCTTATCTCAGCACCTGGAGGCAAGGCTGGATTGCCAGCAGGACCGGCCAACCCTCCATTCCAGCCTGTGGCAAATACAAACTCAAATAGCCCCACAGGGTGGAATATTATAGGTACTTCTGGATCTGGTTCTGAGGCAGCTGTGGCTGTATCCACCAGTTACGCCGCAGGATCTCGAGGTGCAAATAGCCAGTTAGGGGTTGGTGGTTCTGTTCCGGCGATTAATACGCCTGCAAATACCGGTGGCGGTTATGGCTCTGGTGCATCTGGCTGTTCTAATGGTGAATCCCAACCTTTAAATCCCGGCTCATCAGGCCGCGACGGGGTTGTTATTATTGAGGAGTATGCATAATGGATAATAATGCATGGGCAGTCATTGATAGTGATGGCATTGTCGTAAATATTATTGTATGGAATGGGGCGAAGGAATGGCTGCCGCCAGAGGGGATGACCGTTATTAATTGTGGTGATAAGCCATTTAGCATAGGAGGCTCATATAAAAATGGCATTTTCACGCCTCCAGCATTAAGTCAATAATTTATTATACTCCACCTTTGGTGAAACTATGACTCAATATAATACGGGTAATGCTGTCCCATCATCAGACATGCCTGATGCATGGGATAATAACGCGACAATTGATATTTTTGTTAACTCACCCGATTTTAGTGTAACAACGAGAACCGGAATTGAGCGCGACACTATGGCTGGTATAGAGCAAAAGTCTGCCGATCAGCGCGAGCAAATAGCAGCAGATGGTGCTGCTGTTGTAGAGGCAACACGGCAGAACCTGATCCCCCTCAGTCGTCAGTATATGACTCTGTCAGCCGCTCAGGCTGATATTGTAAATATCCCGGATGGATCGACGACCTATGTTCGCAGCGCTGATGACAGCGCGCTTGCTATTGAGGTCATAAATACTGCCGGGACACTGGTGCCGACCGGCAGGGTAATGCCGTCACAGGAAGCCATAAACGCAGTTTTAAATTTCATCAATCAATTTGTTGTGAGTGGTGACGTCAGTGATAACTATTTTCCGTTT